GAAAATGGGCTGCGGGCTCGGCGCAGAAATCCTGCTCGCCACCTTCGGGGAGAAAGGCTCTCTTGCCTATGACGGCAGTCAGTTCTATCGCCAGCCCTGTATCCCGGCTGCAAAGCTCGTCAACACCGTCGGCGCGGGAGACTCCTATGGCTCCGGCTTTCTCGCGGGTATTTTCCGCGGCGAGGATATCCCGTCCGCCATGCGGCGCGGCGCAGCCAAGAGCGCAGAAATTGTCGGCATTTTTGAACCCTATCACATATAACAATACATAATCTCTTATCGCATTCCAGCAGTCGCATACCGCTGGGGAAAGGAGCTATTGATGATTATTGACGCCCACGTACACCCGGTACTGTTCGGCCCGATCTGCAAGGACCCCGAACGCGTCCAGTTCCGCAAGCAGCAGTTCGGCCTGTACAAGTCGTCTCCCATTCCAATGGAGCAGGTCATGGCCGTCATGGACCACGCCGGTGTGGATCTGGCGATCCTGTTTGCCGAGGACTACAGCGCTGTCATGGGCCAGAGCATCGTCAGCAATGAGGAAATCCGCCTGCTCATGGACGCGCAACCGGGCCGGCCTCCTCAAAAATTCTCCGAAGTGATATTTTTGAAAAACATTCTTGGGCAAAAGTCTCCAGAAGTAGGCAATAAACTATGGAAAGGATCTGGATAATATGCAAAACCCAATGTACGGAATGCCAAATTACTCTTTTCAGTCGCCTTTCGGCAACGGAATGAACACAAGTTATCAGAACCAGCAACTGCCGCACTACGATATTGTGAAAGTGAATGGCAGAAACGGAGCCGAAGCCTTTCAAATGGGTCCGAACAGTCAGGTTTTACTGCTTGACGAAACGGCTCCGGTGCTTTGGCTGGCTTCAACGGATGGTGCTGGGTACAAAACAGTAAGTGCATTCGATATTTCTCCGCATCAAGATCAGCAGCAGACAATGCTCTCATCTATTGAGCAGAGATTAGCTAGATTGGAGGAGTATATTTATGAACCAAGTGAATCCGGTTCTCGCGATGCTAAGCAACGCAACCCAAAACAGCGGAACAATGGCCAGCAGCAATCCAATGCAAATGATGGCTCAGTTCGCTGAATTCAAGAAAACGATGCAGGGCAAGAACCCAGAAGCTATTGTAAAGCAAATGCTCGCAAATGGCCAAATGTCTCAGGCTCAGTTTGAGCAATTGAAACAGCAGGCTTCACTGATGCAGGCATTTTTTAAGTAGGTGTTAGCGAGGTAGTGCGCAGACCTCTATGACATATATTCTATGAAAGAAGGTACATTTATGGAAAACACGTACTCTCTGTCCGATATTGCGGCTGCGTCCAAGAACAACGATTACGAAGGTTTTGGCGGTGGCGCATGGTGGATCATTATTCTGTTTCTGTTCATGTTCGGAATGGGCGGCTGGAATAATCGAAATGCCAACGGTAACGGCGATCCGGTAACCGAAGCCGGACTGTGCAGTGCCATGAACTTCAATGATCTGCAGAATCAGGTTGGACGACTGAGTGATCAGAACCAGCAGCAGACTCAGATCCTTGGTAACGGTATTTGCAATCTTGGCTATGAGATGCAGAGAAATGTAGGTCAGCTTGGCAAGGAAGTGGCTTTGAGCCAGGCAAATCTTGCTCAGCAGGTATCCTCTGCTCAGTCTGATCTGTCTTCTCAGATGGCTCAGTGTTGCTGTACAACACAGCGAGCTATCGACGGTGTAAACTATAATCAGGCTATCAACACAGCCTCGATCAACGCCAACATCGATGCTAAGTTCGCAGCAATGGAGAAGAACCAGCTGGAGCAGACAATCGCGGCACAGCAGGCTCAGATTTCCCAGCTGCAGTTGGCTCAGCAGATGAACAACGTCGTACGGTATCCGAACGGTTTTACCTACAACGCTGGCATGTCTCCGTTCTGCGGAGGTTGCTGCTCTGGTTGTTAAGGAGGGGATATGAATGTGTAACAATTGTGGTTGCAACGTAAGATCCTGTTCTACAACCTACACCAACAGCAATCAGACTGTAACTGAAGCGGTTACAACCTTGTCAATCCTTGGCGGAGAGGTAACCTCGACAGGCAAGTGTATCAATGCGCAGTCCAGTGGGTTCAATGTTAAGGCTTCCGGTTTGTATCGGATTGGTTTTGACGTTACGCTTAATCCCACAGCTGCTGGCACTGCGGTCATCCAGATGACTAAAGATGGAGTTGCAATGCCTGAGGCCGTAGCAACAGTTACGACCGTAGCTAATGCTCTTGTCACTGTGCATATTGAGACAACAAGATATATTGCTGTTCCGTGTTATGTCAACAGTCCGGCTTATGGCGTAACTTCTTCCGGTGTTGCCGGAACAGTCACACACGTAGCAGGCTATGCTGTTAAACTTGACTAAAACAAAATGAAAAGCAAGGCAGAGCTTTAATCTGTCTAAGTACACGTTAACCGCGTGTACTTTATCGAGTGTGCAAGTATCCTATAGGCATTTACGATCTCCTTTGCCATTGGGTTGCCTCCAAAACCGATTCTTCGGGACTCCTTTCCATTGTGTAAGATGTATACCTCCAAAAATTACATTTAACCAAGCGTAAGGATATTTGCACACTGAATAAAGTACACGCGATAGCGAGAGAAAGTTGTGAGATCGTATGAGTGAAACTAGAAAACGAAGAACCGCAATGTCCGTAGAAGCGAGAGAGAATCAGATGATTGCACTCGCGGTTGATCTAGCTGAAAAACAACTCATGGAAGGAACGGCTTCGTCTCAAGTTATCACGCATTATCTTAAACTTGGCTCGACCAAAGAACGTCTTGAAAAAGAAATGATGGAAGAGCAAAAGAAATTGCTTAAGGCTAAGACGGAGGCGCTCGAGTCAGCTGCCGAAATTAAGGAACTGTATGAAAACGCGTTGAGCGCTATGAGGGAATACTCAGGTCGCGGTGGAGACGAGCAATGAAAACATATCACGAGCTCATCACTCTCCCCTCATTTAAAGAGCGACTAGAGTATCTAAGAACCAATAGTAAAGTGTCTTACGAGACGTTTGGCGTAGAGCGGTATGTTAATCAAGAACTCTATCGTTCCCGTCAATGGAAACTTACAAGACAGAAAGTAATTGTTCGGGATGTGGGTTGTGATTTGGGTGTGGACGGCTATATAATTTACGAGAGGCCGATTATTCACCACATCGTCCCAATTACCATAGACGATATCGAAGAGGGCTCTGACAAGCTATTCGATTTGGACAATTTGATACTGACTTGTTTTCATACGCACAATATAATACATTACGGAACAGACAATAAACTCAATATCCCCAATGGTGAAAGAAAACCAGGAGATACATGTCTCTGGAAGTGATAAGATGAAGAAAGCTAAGATCGTCGGATGCAAAGCCATGTCACTCCGCGCTGATCCGTCCGATACCGAGTTGTCTGATGTAACATGCGGCGAAATCAAAATGAATGAAACCGTAGAAGTTAATACTGATGACGAAGCTTGGAGCTGGGATGATAAACACTTCTTCAAAGTAGTTTCAGAGCACGGTTTGAAAGGCTATGCTAATTCCGACTGTCTCCAGTTTAACGGAGGTAACAGTCGTGGACAGCATTCTAAGAACAATTAAGAAAATGATAGGTGGAGTCGAGGACGACGATTTCACTGGTTTCGACACAGATTTGATCGTCCATATAAATTCGGCATTACGAATCCTAAATCAACTCGGCGTAGGTGCTATTGGATTCACTATTACGGGATTGGATGAAACCTGGAATGATTTTCTTGGCAAAGACGAGGCCATCCTTAGCGAAGTTAAGACGTATATTTACTTGAAAGTCAAACTAGTTTTCGATCCCCCGTCCAATTCATTTACGCAGCAGTCTATGAAAGACGAAATCAAGGAGCTGGAATGGAGAATGAACGTCGAAGTTGATCCTAGATTGGAGGAAGTAGATGAGCCCTGAAATGAGATCTATAATTGTCGCTGTGATCACGGCATTAACATCTTCGGGAGTATTGTCGTTCGTTCAATTTTTGATTAACAGAAAAGACAAAAAGAAAAGTAACGAACTCGTCTCATCCAAAATGTTGCTTGGACTTGGCCATTATCAGATTATGGTTTTGACAGACAAATGTATTCGCAGAGGCGCAATCACTCTCAGAGAAAAACAAACTTTAGAGTATCTGTATCGTCCTTATCGAGAGATGGGAGGAAACGGTGATTGTGAAATAGGCTACAACGCCTGTGCACAATTGCGAATCGTCGGTCCAGAAGAAGCTGCAGACATGGACGAGAAGAATAGCGAAAGAGGGTGAAACCATGTCCAACAAAGTATACGACATTCTCAAATGGATTGCTCTCGTAGTATTCCCAGCAATCGCCACTCTGTTCTCTGCCATTTCTATGATCTGGGGAATTCCGTATGGCGAGCAGATCACCAGCACAATCATTGCAATCGATACTGCCCTCGGCGCAATCCTTGGCGTATCCTCGGTCAAGTATGTGAAGAAGGTAGGTGATTCAAAATGGCAGAATACTACGGAATCCACTACGACTCAGTAATCGAACACCACGGCATTAAAGGCCAAAAGTGGGGTGTACGCCGTTATCAGAATCCTGATGGGACATCGACGCCACTCGGACGTAAAAAGCTTGGTAGACTTGAGCGAAAAGTAACTAAATTGGGAGATACGGTCAAGCAGTCCAGAAGTCGTTATATGACCCTTGCTAAGAAAAAGAAAAATGGAACTGCGACGAGCAAAGAGCTTAGAGAGTATGCAGCGTTATCCTCTTCTTTAAGAAAAACATCTTCTAAGTTTAAAAAAGCTTCAGCTAAGTTCGACGTCAGGAAGCAAAGACTCGAAGAAACAAAGCAAAAAGTCAAAACTACTGAAGAATTAGTAAAAAGCGGAACTAAAGAAGAAATCCTAGGCCGAAGCGGAGAATTAACGACACAACAGTTACAGGAGGCTTTCACTAGATTGAATACTAAAGCTCAGATTGAAAGACTTGATTCTAACACAAAGTCTAAAGGAGCTAAATTCGTAGACAAACTAGCCTCTACCGCGAATACATTAACTTCAGTGTACGACTCTGTTCAGAAAATTACCAAAGTTACAAACGCTATCGGCCTGACTGACATCAAGCTGGGTCAAAAGAAAGATGATGGAGTGTCGAAGTTCATAAACACAGCATCAGCTTCAGAACTCTGGAAGATGCGAAGCAAATTGACTCCGGATCAGAAGAAACAGGCGGTAGAGCGTCTCAAAGCCGAAAAAGCTATAAAAGGCTACGCTAAAGAACAAAAACAAGAGGAAGACGAGATAGCCGAGAAGCTTGCTGAAGAAGCAAAACATGAACAAGAAAAAAAGAAACGGTGATTCAAAATGGCAGAATACTACGGAATCCACTACGACTCAGTAATCGAACACCATGGTATTAAAGGCCAAAAGTGGGGTGTACGTCGGTATCAGAATCCTGATGGTACACTGACTGAGCGTGGTAAAAAGAAACTGAGAACGCAGCATAAACGCCTCGCTTCGAAAGACGCTAAAGCACAAAAAGCATCCATGAAAGCTCACAAGGCAGTAGAAAAAGCGTCGCGCACAAGAAACGAAGAAAGGTATCAAGTACGTAAAGAAAAAGCAGATACTTTGACTAGGACTGCTAAAAGTCGTCAATATAAAGCGGCTAAGTATTATAAAAAGATGGAGAAACGATACGGAACAAAGAATCTTAAGGAATTGACTGACAATAATGGAGCTTCCTTTGTTGAACGGTACAAATCTTTCTTCATCTATCGGTAAGGAGTAACAAATGTCACTAAGTAACACAGCAACGCCTCGTTATTATGGGGAATTCCGTAAAGCCGTGTTGCGCGGTGAAATCCCTGTTAATCGAGAAATCTCTATGCAAATGAATCGCATAGATGACAACATCGCCAATCCGAATTTCTACTACGACGACCAAGCAGTTGAGGGCTACATTAAGTTTTGTGAAAACGAATTGACTCTAACCGATGGTTCCCCGATGAGGCTACTCGATACGTTTAAGCTTTGGGCTGAAGATGTTTACGGGTGGTATTATTTTGTCGAGAGAAGTGTCTATGAGCCGAGCGAAGATCATCAAGGTGGTCATTACGTTACCAAGCGTATCAAGAAACGCCTCATCAACAAGCAGTATCTGATCATTGCTCGCGGAGCAGCTAAGTCTGTTTATGACGAAACACATCAGGCCTATCAGCTTACAGTCAACACTCAAACTACGTCACAGATCACAACAGCCCCGACAATGAGACAGGCGGATGAAGTAATGGCGCCATTCAGGACTGCTATTACAAGAGCACCAGGACCTCTGTTTAAATTCTATACTCAGGGATCAGTGCACAATACTCGTTCTCCGGAGGGCGTGAAACTCGCGGCCACGAAGAAGGGAATTGAGAATCTGTTTACCAATAGCCTTCTTGAAGTAAAGCCAATGTCAATTGACAAACTTCAGGGCATGCGTTGTATACTTGCGACGGTTGACGAATGGCTCTCTGGTGACATTCGAGAAGATGTCGTCGAAGCAATCGAACAGGGTGCTTCTAAGAATGAGGACTATCTGATTGTAGCATCGAGCTCAGAGGGTACGGTTCGAAATGGACCCGGCGATTCAATCAAAATGGAATTGATGAAGATTCTTAAAGGCGAATACATCAATCCGCATGTGTCTATCTGGTGGTATAAGCTGGACGACGTGAAAGAAGTAGCCGATCCTGCCATGTGGGTAAAAGCCAACCCAAATCTAGGCAAGACTGTAACGTATGAGGTCTATCAGCAAGCAGTTGAAAAAGCCGAGCAGAATCCATCTGCCAGAAACGATATTTTGGCAAAACGATTTGGATTACCCATGGAGGGTTACACATATTTCTTCACCTATGAGGAAACCTTGCCAACACGAAAAAGATCTTACTGGGGCATGCCTTGTTCTCTCGGAGCCGATCTATCCCAGGGCGATGACTTTTGTGCATTCACGTTTTTATTTCCGTTACCAGATGGTACGTTTGCATGCAAGGTGCGAAGCTATATAACAGAGCGCACATTGTTCAAACTTCCCCTGGCGATGAGAGCAAAGTACGAGGAATTCATGAAAGAAGGAACTCTGGTAGTTATGAACGGATCCGTGTTGGACATCGACAATGTCTTCGATGATCTTGATCGACACATACGTTCGTGCTGTTATGAGATTCGTAGTTTTGGTTACGACCCATATAACGCACAGTATTTTGTAGAGCGTTGGTGCAAAGAAAACAGTCCATATGGCGTTGAGAAAGTAATCCAGGGCGCTAAAACAGAAAGTGTTCCTCTAGGTGAGATTAAGAAAATGGCTGAAGATCAGTGCCTACTTCACGATGAAAGTCTTATGACGTATTGCATGGGTAATTGCATTACGTTGGAAGATACCAACGGAAATCGTAAGCTTTTAAAGAAACGCTACGAGCAAAAGATCGATAACGTATCAGCATTGATAGATGCGTTTGTCGCCTTTAAGATCCATAAAGATAGTTACGAATAAAAGGAGGGTCTCTATGGGCTTAGGAAAGAGACTGTGGAATGCTTTCTTTAGCAGAGATCCCACAGACGAATACAAAAAACTTGACGCTAGCACAGGTTCAATTGTGTCTTCGTCAAAACCCGATAGAACACGTCGTTTCATTAGCAACGAACGTTCTATAATCATGTCAATCTACAATCGGATAGCACTCGACGTCGCATCAATCAAAATGGAACACGTCAAAGTAGACGTAAACGGAAATTTCGTTGAAACCATAACTGACAGCTTAAACGATTGTCTAACCCTCTCCCCCAATAAGGATCAGACATATCGAGCTTTTGTTCAGGATATGGTAATGTCCATGTGCGACGAAGGATGCGTTGCAGTAGTTCCATATGAAAGTGACGTCGATCCAAATACGAACGATTCGTACAACATTTACAGTATGCGCGTTGGACGTGTAGTGCAATGGTCTGCAGATTACGTGACGGTGGATATTTACGATGACAGAAGTTGTCAGCATAAGAACTTGCGAGTTGCAAAGAAATGCTGTGTTCTTCTTGAAAATCCATTTTATTCGGTTATGAACGAGCCAAATGGTATTCTCAAACGGTTAATCAGAAAACTGAATTTGCTGGATGCTATCGATGAGCAGTCTGGGTCGAGTAAGTTGGATTTGATCATTCAGCTTCCATACACGATCAAGACTAAAGCTCAGGAGCAACAGGCTAATCGGCGTAAGCAAATGATCGAGGATCAGCTCGCTAACTCGAAATATGGTATCGCATATACTGACGGTACCGAGCGAGTCATTCAGCTTAACCGTTCTCTCGAGAATAACCTCATGTCTCAGATCGAGTACTTGACGAATATGTTATTCGGTCAGCTTGGAATGGATAAGACAATTTTCGATGGAACGGCAAACGAGCAGACAATGCTTAATTACTATAACCGTGTTATTGAACCTTTCCTCTCAGTCATCACGATCGAGATGAAACGCAAGTGGTTGACCAAGACAGCTAGGACTCAGGGACATTCTATCGAGTTCTTCAGAGATCCGTTTAAGCTCGTACCTACTACACAGCTTGCAGATCTGGCAGACCGATTTACTCGAAACGAAATCCTGTCTTCGAATGAGTTCAGAGCCATCATCGGCTACAAGCCTAGTTCGGAACCTAGAGCTGACGAACTGGTCAATAAGAACATTGCAAATAATGGAGAGGCTGGAACGACGGTTGGTGGAGCTGATGAGGTTAACAGTGTGCTTGAACAACTTCAAAATGACATCGACGGAATTCTGAGCGGTGAGGAAATGGGTGATAACGATGCCGAATGACGATGAGATTTATCATTACGCTTCGAAATATTACGATCCAATTAAAGCACATGAGTATTACATGCAGAGACGTGTGCTTAAAGGACGAGCATCCGGAGTTAAAAACTCCACTCTATCATCCAGCAGTTTGCAGAATCCGTTATCTGGGAATAAGCGTACCGTGACTGAGACACAGCGCGATGAGATGAAAGCCCGGGCTGAGGAAATTCGAAAAGAAATCGCTGAATCTATTTCTAAACGTATAAAACGTCTTAGCGACGAAGATAAAAAAAGAGTTGGCGACGAGATAAAAAAACTCATAAACAAAGTTAAAGAAGAGCATGACAGAAATAAAAGTAGGTGATTCAAAATGGCAGAAGATTTTGCTAAATACGACTTCGGCGGCTATGCAACTCGAAACGATCGCAGATGCTCCGATGGCGTAACTATTCGTCATGGCGCTTTTAAAGACTGTGACGGGATGGTAGTACCTATGGTTTGGGCTCACCAGCATAAAGAGCCTACGAATGTACTGGGTAAGTGCCTGCTTGAAAATAGAGCTGATGGTGTCTATGCTTACGGTCTGTTCAACGATACAGAAAACGGCGAATACGCCAAGCAGCTGGTAAAGCACGGAGACATCAACGGACTGTCTATTTGGGCTAATCACATCAAGAAAATTGGTTCAGATGTAGTTCATGGCGCAATCCGCGAAGTCAGTCTGGTTTTGGCTGGTGCAAATCCCGGAGCGTATATCGACGAAGTCGTAGCACACGACGATGTTGATAACGAAACAAACGAAGCTTTCATCTACAGCGAGCCTTATGCTATCGATCTGGATCCAGAGGGTCCGATTGTGCACGCTGATGGTGCAAAGGAGGAAAAAACTATGGCTGAGAATAAGAAAAAGACCGTCAAGGATGTACTCGATTCTATGACTGAAGAGCAGCAGGAGGTTCTGGACTATTTGGTTGGCGAAGCGCTTGCTAGCAAAGAAAATACAACTGAGGAGGATAAAGACGTGAAGCACAATATGTTTGACGCAGAAAACGATTCCGAGGAGTTCGTACTGTCTCACGACGATATGAATGAAATCTTCGCAGATGCAAAACGGCTGGGATCTCTGAAGGAATCAGTTCTGTCCCATGCAGATCAGTACGGTGTAAAAGACATCAACATGCTGTTCCCGGATGCTAAGGCAATCAGTGATTCCCCGGATTTCATCAAGCGTGAGACCGAATGGGTAAGCACTCTGATGGGCGCTACAAAGCACGCTCCGTTTACCCGTATCAAGTCTATCCATGCAAACATCACGGCCGACGAAGCTCGTGCAAAGGGTTATATCAAGGGAAAGAAGAAGATGGAGGAAGTTATCGCTCTGCTGAAGCGTTCCACTGATCCGCAGACCATTTACAAGAAGCAGAAGCTGGATCGTGATGATATTCTGGACATTACCGACTTCAATGTTGTTGCTTGGCTGAAGGGCGAAATGCGTATTATGCTGGATGAGGAAATTGCCCGTGCAGTTCTCGTTGGCGACGGCCGTAGCTCTGTGGCTGAAGATAAGGTATCCGAAGATCACATTCGTCCTATCTGGACCGACAGTGATGTATACACCGTGAAGGCTCGTGCTCAGTACGCTGAAGCAACTACCGAGTCCGATCGTGCTAAGGATCTGATCAAGCGAGTTGTAAAGGCTCGTAAGGAATACAAGGGTTCCGGCAATCCGACATTCTGGACTACAGAAGATGTATTGACCGAAATGCTCCTGCTGGAAGATACCACTGGCAGAAAGCTGTACAATTCTATTGCTGATCTGGCAACTGCTATGCGTGTATCAAAGATCGTTACTGTACCGGTAATGGAGGGTATGAAGCATAAGGTTAAAGACGAGTCCCTCGGCGATACCAAGGAAGAAGACTATTCTCTGGATGGTATCCTGGTAAATCCGATCGACTACACCATCGGTACAGACGCTGGCGGTCAGGTGACCATGTTCGACGACTTCGATATCGACTACAATCAGCAGAAGTATCTGATTGAAACCCGTATCTCTGGTGCCCTGACCAAGCCGTACTCTGCAATCAGCTTCGAGCACAGAGTAGCTACTGCAGGCTAAGAACGAATTTAACGGAAGGAAATCAAAATGGCAAAATTCTACGGAATTATAGGATTTGCGGTTAGTGAAGAAACCAGACCTGGCGTGTGGACAGAAAGTGTTAAGGAGCGTACGTATCGAGGAGACCTTACACGAACCGCCAGTCGATGGGAAGGAACCGAAACGCTGAATGATAACGTAAATATTACGAATCAGATCTCTATCGTTGCAGATCCTTTTGCCTATGAGCATTTCTCAGCTATCCGTTACATTAAATTTCTCGGAGCATATTGGAAAGTCACAAATATTGATATTTCCTATCCGAGATTAAATCTGACAGTTGGAGGTGTGTATAATGGACCGACGGCTTAAATTGCACGAGGAACTGTGCGATATCCTTGGGAGCCGAAACGTCTATTTTCAGCCTCCTGAGTCAGTAAAACTCAAATATCCATGTATCATCTATGATAGAGCTCATGGAGACACGCAATTCGCCGATGATCGACCTTATACATTTAAAATGAGCTACGACTTAACCCTCGTAGACGCAGATCCCGATAGCCATTTTATCGAGGACATAGCGTCGCGCTTCTCATTGTGTGTGCATGATAATCATTTCACGGTGGATAATCTCAATCACGACGTATTCAGAATTTATTATTAAAAAGGAGGAAATAGTCTAATGGCTAAGATCACATGGGACCAGACAGGTGACCGTCTTTATGAAACCGGTGATAAGATGGGTGTCCTGTATCCGGGTTTTACCCCGGCAAAGGGCGAGACCCCGGCAAAATATGGAACTGGTGTTGCTTGGAATGGCTTGACTGCCGTAACCGAATCCCCGTCTGGTGCTGAAGAGACTGCGCTGTACGCCGATGACATCAAGTATCTGTCTTTGCGTTCTGCAGAAGAGTTTGGCTTTACCATTGAAGCGTACACCTATCCGGATGAATGGGCCGAATGTGATGGTTCTGCATCTGTAGCAGACGGTGTAGTAATCGGTCAGCAGAAGAGAAAGATGTTCGGTTTCTGCTACAGAACCGTTCTGGGTAACGATGTTGACGGTAACGATCATGGTTATAAGCTGCATCTGATTTACGGTGCGACCGCTTCTCCGTCTGAGAGAGGTTATGCTACTGTAAATGACTCTCCGGAAGCAATCACATTCTCTTGGGAATGCTCTACCAATCCGGTAGAAGTGGCTGGTTACAAGGCCATCGCAACAATCACCATCGACAGCACTAAGGCCAAAGCAGCGACACTTGCTAAGCTGGAAGAAAAGCTGTACGGAACAGAAGGCTCTGGCGCGAATACAGGTACTGATCCGCAACTGCCGCTGCCTGCTGAGGTCATCACTATGTTCGCTGAATAAAATCAAAATGGCATGAATCCATTACGGGGTTTCTAGTGTACGGTCAGACTAGAGTAATTGGCGCCTAAGATCCACCCCCGAGTAAAAGGAGTTTTCTATGAAGATAATTGCAACACTTGCTGATATGATCGACGACGAAGTCAGCGGTGCTAAAGAGTATATTTGCTGGGCATGCAAGACGAAAGAAAAAGATCCTACTTTGTCTAAAACTTTCTATGAATTGTCTAAGGTAGAGATGGGTCACATGGATATTCTGCATTCTCAGGTAACAAGGTTAATCGAAGAAGAAAGAGCCAAGAATAACGAGCCGAACGAGTCAATGATGGCGATGTATGAACTTCTGCATAAGAAGCATATCGAATGCGCTGCCCAGGTAAAGCTCATGCAAGATGAATACTCCAGAAAGTGAGGTTTATAAATGAACTTCGTAAACGCATACCTAACTCACAACAGACCAGGTAACAAGAGAAGAAGAACTACAGCCATCGCAATCCATTGGGTCGCTAATCCAGGAACAAGCGCAATGGCGAATCGCAATTACTTCAACAATACAGACCGCTCGGTAAGTTCGAATTATATTATTGGACTCGCTGGCGAAATTGTAAGATGCATCCCACATGGCGAAGAAAGCTGGTGCACCAATCAGGCAAATCCGTATACTGTAAGTATTGAGTGCTGTCATCCGGATTGGACTGGTAGATTCAATGATGCCACGTACAATGCCGCAGTAGAACTGTGCGCCGAATTGTGCAAGATCTACGGTCTGAATCCAACGAACGGTGGACTTATTCGCCACTATGACGTTACTAAGAAAGTGTGTCCGAAGTGGTTTGTACCAGCGAGCGCTGGCGGAACTGACACCAATGACGAACAGCATTGGAAGAAGTTTAAGAACGATGTTGCGGCTAAAATGGGAAAGAAGACAACCGCATCGAATTCTTCGACCGTAAAGCCGTCTATCACCGTTGAGCAGGCCGCTAAGAATGTAATCGCTGGTAAGTACGGAAATGGCGAGGATCGAAAGAAGCGGATCGCAGCTCTTGGCTTGGACTATAGCACAGTTCAGGCTAGGGTTAATCAGATGCTCGGTATTAAGACTACGACCGCAACGCACAAGCCTGCATCAAACTCAAAAGTAGCTGCAGCTAAGTCTAAGTCAGATTCGATCAGAGGTACTTACTCTGTTACTGCAACCTCGCTTTACTGCCGTTACATTCCTGGTAAGCTTACAAGTGATAATGTGGTTACCGCGTTCAAGAACGGAACTAAGGTCCATTGCTATGGATACTATACTACCGTTAACAATTCAAAATGGTATCTTGTGCAGTCTGGAAAGTACACCGGATACTGCAATTCAAAGTATCTGAAAAAAGTTTGAAAAACGTTATACTCGGAAAGGAGTCATTTACATGTTTGCTAAGGAAATTACATATACTGATTTTGACGGAGAAAAGAGAACTGAGAAGTTCCACTTCAACTTGACACAGGCTGAATGCATTGAGCTTGAGGCACTCGGAAAAGGAGGTCTCGAGGGTTATATTCGTCGGATTATCTCCAGCGACGATCAGGTAGAAATCCTGAATATTATTAAGAAAGTCATCTTGCTGGCATACGGTGAAAAGACTGCTGACGGAAAGCGGTTTTATAAGAACCAGCAGATGAAGGATGCATTCGCTGCTTCTGAAGCGTATAGTGCCTTGTTCATGGAACTGCTCTCTGACGCAGATAAGGCTTCTGAGTTCATGAGAGAAATCGCTCCGAAGGTTGAGGCTCCGGTATCAGATAAGCCGGCAATTAACGTTACCGCCTCCGTAGTTCAGTAAGATGCTTGAAATAAAACTCCTGCCACAAGAATTTTGGGATCCTGTTAAAGAGGAGTTTATAAATATGCCAGCTATGACTTTAAGATTGGAGCATAGTCTGGTATCTGTATCAAAATGGGAACGTAAGTGGAAGAAACCATACTTAACGACAGATAAAAAAACTGATGATGAGTTCTTCGACTATCTTCGTTGTATGACAATCACCCCAAAAGACGTTCCCATTTTAGTATACAGAAGCCTGCCGCAATCGATTTTAGATCAGATTGTAAGTTATATGAATGATCCCATGACGGCTACAACATTTCCAAAAGACAACGCACGAGCTAGTCGAGAAATTGTAACAGCCGAGATAATCTACTATCAAATGTTTTCTTTGAACATTCCGCTCGAATGCGAGAAATGGAATCTCAATCGGTTAATGACTCAGATTAGAGTCTGCGCCATTAAGAATGCGCCAAAGAAAAAAATGAGTAGACGAGAGACAATGAACCAAAACGCAGCGCTTAACGCTCAGAGAAGAAAAGCGCGCAATTCGAAAGGATGAGTGTAATGGGAGACGAAAAGAAGATCGTTGAAAACACAACCCCTATTAAATTTAACGAAGAGTATGAGGGTTATTACGTGGTAAGTGCACCAGCCATTAACATGCGTAAGGAACCGGGCAAGGATAAGCATAACCCTGTCGTAGCTACATTGATGCGGACTCAGCGTGTCGTATGCGATGGTCACTATGTGAATCTGAATAATTCAAAATGGTATAAAATGAATTTCGATGGTATTATCGGCTATCTTCCGGAGGATAAGGTTAGCAAGCTCTAAAAGAAAGTTGGTGGGCTAGAGTGATTACAATTAAACAGACCGGTGACTTCAAGAAAACGTCCATATTTTTGAAAGGCATCCAAGAGCATAGCATGTATGCTAAGCTTCGTAAATACGGAGAAGAGGGTGTGAGAGCTCTAGCCGCTGCTACACCAGTAGATACCGGCGAAACTGCTAGTTCATGGGATTATGAGATTCATTATTCAAAAGATAAAGTTGAAATCATATGGACGAACTCACACATAGTTGGTTACATTCCCGTCGCTATGCTGATACAGTATGGGCACGCAACAAAAAATGGCGGATACGTAAAAGGAAGAGATTATATTAATCCAGCGTTAAAACCGATATTCGATAAAATGTCTAAGGAAACTTGGAAGGAGGTTACGAAGTAGTGGGTACTTCAGTCGATAACAGAATAGTGAAGATGCAATTCGACAATAAGCAATTTGAGTCGGGTTGCAAAACTACACTGAACACGTTAGATAAGCTCAAACAGTCTCTGAATTTTCAGGGTGCGTCTGACAGTCTGAAGAGCCTGGCTTCTTCTATAAATAACTTCTCGTTCGGCGCCATGCAAAAAGGCATTGACGCGATGACAAATAAGTTTTCTGTCTTAGGCACTATGACCGATCAGTTTATTCGTAGATTAACAGATCAGCTCATGAGCACTGGCAAGATGATCGCCAGCACATTCACTATTGATCCGATAAAAACGGGTTTCGAAGAGTATACTACTCAGATTAACGCAGTTCAAACTATTCTAGCAAATACACAGTCTAAAGGAACCACGTTGGATGACGTAAATAATGCCCTAGATGAACTCAATCATTATGCTGATAAGACAATCTATAATTTTACGGAAATGACAAGAAATATCGGTACGTTTACAGCTGCCGGTGTTGATCTGAATACATCAGTAACTGCAATTAAAGGTATAGCTAACCTCGCTGCTGTATCTGGATCAACATCACAGCAAGCGTCAACAGCAATGTATCAGTTGTCACAGGCTTTGGCGTCTGGAACCGTAAAACTGCAGGACTGGAACTCAGTTGTCAACGCCGGTATGGGCGGCCAGGTCTTTCAGGATGCATTAAAAGAGACAGCCAGAGAGTTCGGACTAGATATTGATTCTATGATCGCCGATGCCGGTTCTTTTAGAGAGACTCTGCAGAAAGGTTGGCTCACATCAGATATATTGACCACTACATTGGCAAAATTTACCGACGAAACCACACAATTAGGTCGGACTGCAACTGATGCAGCGACTAAAGTAAAGACGTTTTCTCAGTTATGGGACACAATGAAGGAAGCAGTACAATCTGGATGGACTGAAACCTGGGAATTGATTGTCGGTGATTATGAAGAGGCAAAAGGGACACTAACTGATGTCAATAATTTCTTTGACGGTTTGATTCAGAACTACAATACCGCAAGAAATGCACAAATTAAGATCTGGAAAGATCTTGGCGGACGTGAAAAGTTGATCAAGTCGTTCTGGAACATTGTAGAAGCTATAAAAACTGCGATTGTTCCGATTCAAAAAGCCCTCAGCAATTTTATTCCAAAATACACAGCAGAACGTTTGATAGCTATAACCGACGGTTTAGAATCTTTCACCTCAAAAATGAAGATGTCGAAAACCACAGCAATACAAGTCTATAACTCTCTAATGGGTATCTTTTCAGTTCTCAACCTTGGTTTCACAATCGTAAAAAGTGTCGTTAAGGCTTTAATCCCGATCGTCTCGTCTCAAGGTCCAAAACTGTTACAAATTCTTTCTGACGCTGGTTATGCTATAACAAACATCATAGCCAGAGTTGAAGAGAGTAACGTTATAACGAAAACGTTGGAGTTCATAGTAAAGTCCATTACGACAGCGCTTAGCAATGCATATATTGTAGTTACGTCCGTAGCTAAACAGCTTAAGAACCTGATTCCGAATAACTTAATCAAAATGGTAACAAATCTAGCTAAGAAGTTTGCCAAGTTGAGCACTAGTATGAATAAGGCAATTAGCGCATGGGATTTGTACAATGTTCTAAAGATAACAAATGCGTTTGGCGAAGCGATTGCTTTGCTTGTGGATATTTTTGATAGTCTAATCGAAAATGTTGACGCTAATGGAGAGTCAATCAGGAATCTCGGAAGCGGAGTTTTGGAATTAGCCGGAAATATTGGCCAAACAGTAGCGAACGTTATTTACTGGATTCGCCAATCCGGAGTTCTGAATGTTCTGATCAAAGTCATCTGCAAATCTATAAGTTTCTCAATCGGATTGATATCTAAGCTAGTAACTTCAGTGGCTAGTATTACGACAGGTATCATTAACTTCATACAGCATAATCAGGCAATGAAAATAGTTCTTAACGCTCTTAAAACATTGCTAGACGCAGTCATGAAAACGGTCGATAAATTTAAAGATTCTGTGGTTAACATGGTCAAAGCCATTGCTAATTCTGAAGGAGTACAAAATCTTATAACCCAGTTACAGAATTTGTGGGGTGCTCTTGCTCCAATCGCTTCTGACGCTGTTACTAAAGCCGGCGACAATTTAAATAAATTTGTAGAAGCTGGGTCTAGCTCCACAGCGTTTACAAACTTTGTAAATCTTGTGTCAAAAATGGCTCAGGGTTTAGCAGACATGATCTCCGTACTTGCTTCTGGCGGAAATCCGTTTGAGAAGATCACCGAGGGCATGAAAAGCGGAAAACTAAAAGAGCTATTTAACTTGAAGTCTGTGTACATTTACTTCACGAATATTATGAAAAAAGGTATTCTGAAAACAGCTGTAACAGAACTATCAATCGCCATAGACAATTTTGCTTCTGACAGTATAGTCAAGGCTACGGATTTCATGTCTTCTTTCTTTGATAAGATGGGAGATGCGGCTACAAAGATACCGTGGGGTAACATATTAAAAACCATTACTCAAATCGTAACAGGTCTTAGCGTTATTAGTACGCTTACGTCTGTTAAAAAATCGGTAGACTCACTGACTAAGATATTCGCATCATTCTCAGCCATCGGGGCGAATATTAACAAATTGTTCACCAGCTGGACTGATGTAGCAAAGACAGCTCAGCATACTCTTAGGGTAAAGATGTTCGAGAGTATCGCTCTTGGTGTTGCAGCTTTAGCCGCTTCATTGTGGATAATTGCTCAGATTCCAGAAGACAAACTGAAATCGAGTGTCGCAACACTGTCTATTGTGTTTGCTGAGCTAGTCGCTGCGATTGGCATTCTTAGTACTCCTATATTTAGCGAAAAGAAAATCACATCGATCGGCGTTGCATTCGCTGGAATCGGTGTTGGCCTGCTTGCTATGATCGGAGCCATCAAACTTATCACGTTGCTCAATGTCGATACAATAGAGACCGGCATGCAACGTATTCTTGGGGTGCTCATATCCTTTGCAATTGCTTCTAGATTATCTGGAAAGGTTTCGAAAACTGCAGCATCGATCTTGGCTATGGCGGTATCTGTAAATTTATTGCTCCCTGCGATTTATGCGCTAGGTAATATGAACAAGTCGACAGCTCTGCAGGGTATGGCCGTTGTCATTGCGATCATGGAATCCATGGCAATTGCATCGAGAATCGCTCAGACTGCAGAAGGAAAGAGCAAAGGATCTTTCGTTGGAATGGCAATTGCAATCGATTTGATCGTGCCTGCGATTGTACTTCTTGGAAAGCTTGACAGAGAGACAGCGATTCAAGGTTCATTGGTAGTCGTATCTGTTATGGAAGCATTAGCAGTAGCCGGTAAAATTGCGGGCCGTAACCGTAGCGCTGTAAAACAAGCGGTTGGAATGGTTCTTGAAATCGCGGCAGTAACTGCGTCTCTATACATTTTGTCTTCAATAGATCAAAATGGAATCATTTCGGCAGCTTCTGCGTTGTCCGCAGTTGCCTTGGCGATCAGTGGAGCTACCAGATTGATGGACACTAAAGGTACCGGAAAAAAGATTGCACTGTTTAGCCTAATGATCGGCGAAATGACCGCGGCGCTCATGCTTCTGAATAATTTGACCAATCCTGATGGACTAAACGCAATCGCTATCTCGATGTGTACCATATTGTTATCGATTTCTGGGGCGACAAGAATCCTGAGTGGCTTGAAGCTGTCTGCCGGCGAAGGGATATTCGTTGGAATGGTTGCCATTGCCGGTTTTATCGCTGAATTTGCTGGGATTTTGGGATTGCTTGGTTCCATTCAAGAGGATTACGATTTGGAAGGACTGCTCAATAGAGGCTTACCGATCCTCGAGACCGTCGGGCTGGCTATTGGTAAGTTTTTCGGAAATGTCGTTGGCGGTCTCGTAGGAGGCGTCATAGAAGGTGTTTCTAATGCGTTGCCGACATTGGGAGAAAATTTAACATCTTTCTGGGACGAAGCGAAGGGATTCTTTGACGGAGTTTCTACGCTTAAAGACAGTGGAGCCTTAGAAGGCATCGGTATTCTAACCGCGGCTTTTGGATCGCTGTTCGCTGCTGAATTTGTAAACGCCATATTAAATAGTCCTTTATTTGGTTTATTAACCGGCTCAAGTAATCCGATGGAAGATCTCGTAGAATCGATGTCTATCCTAATTAAAGGTGAAGACGGAAAAGGTGGTCTTAAAGCATTTATCGAAGATTGCCAAGAGATTGACGATGGCGATATAGAAAAAGCTACTAAAGTTGGTGAATTAATCACTGCTATAGCTAACTCGGCTAAAGATATTCCAAATAGCGGTGGTCTGCTCGGTGCAATTATGGGCGAGAACGATATTGGTGAGTTTATTGCTGAATTGCCGAGCGTCGGATCTGGGCTAGTAAAATACGCTAAATCAGTAGAGGGTATTACAGACGAACAGATTAAGATCTCGGCTGACGTTATGAAAATGCTAACCGATATTTGCGTAGCGGCTAAGAACATCCCGAACACTGGAGGGTGGATTGGCGAATGGATAGGAAACAACGATATCGGTGCGTTTGTAGCTCAGCTCCCAGCAACCGCTGTGCACTTAGGTGCTTACGCTAACGGATGCCTACCGATTACAAAAGACATGATCGAGAAGTCAAAAGACGCTATGGACATGCTTACAGTTGTAATTCAAACCGCGAGCAAGATCCCAAATAGCGGCGGAGTATTAGCCAAGTGGATAGGCGATAATACGATTGGAGCGTTTGTTAAACAGCTTCCAGACGTAGCGACAGAAATGTCTGAATACTGCGAAACTGTGGCTGATATTACAAGATCATCGCTGGTTAAATCGAACTTGACTATGGAATCGTTAGCATCAATCGTAACTGTTGCATCTGAAATCCCGAATACAAGCGGAATTGCATCCGTGTTCACCACAGATTTGAAAGATTTTGCAAAAGGTCTTAAGAAATTTGCTGAGCAGTTCATGGAATACTTGACTTGGGTGGACCAGAACATCGAAAGCGAAGACGATCCAATGTTCGCAAAGAGCAACGCTCTTATCAAAACGTGCGGAGTCCTGGCAGATATTTCTAACGATTTAACATTCTTTGGAAACATCAAAATGGATATGTTCGCGTCTAACATTGAAGATTTCGGAAATGGAGTTAAGACATACTTTAACTCGGTAAAAGATTTAACTGAAGACGACCTTAGAGCGGGAAATAATGCCTTGGGAATGGCTAGTCGAGTGTGCGAATTCGCCACTGGAAGTACATTCTCTGGCGGTTATAAAATTGCAGACTTAGGTTATAAAATTGCAGACTTAGGACACGGGCTTAGTCGGTATTACGATTACGTCAAGGATATAGACTCCACTATCGTACAAGCTAAAACTGCGGCCATGAAAATGCTTGTTGAAAAACTCAATGAAATTAATTCTAGTTTCACTGATCTTACACATATGAGCGACGTCGGGTACGAGTTACAAATGTACGGAAATCGTTTTAAGTCTTTCTATGACGATATGTCCGATCTTAGTAGTGGTATCGTGTCGTCAGTCTGCACGTCTTTGGAACATGTGATCTCTACATTTAAGAAAATGAAAGACATTGACGATGAAGCGGTTAAAAATTTCGGTGATGCATTAAAGAGCGTCGCAAAGAAGGGTATTAGCGCGTTTACTGATGCATTTAATGAATCTGATGCAAAAGTTGACAGAGCAATCGACTCGTTCTTTGCGAACGTGTACAATTTTATCAATAATAATCAAAATGGAATATACAACAAATTCTATTACCTTGGCGGATACGCTAGCGAAGGTTTCGAGAACGGGCTGACTTCTAGAATGGGCTATGTACAAGACGCTGCCCGGTCTATTGCGAACGAGGCACTGACCGCAGCTCAAGAAGCATTAGATTCACATTCTCCGTCACGAGAAACCATGAAACTCGGTGAATACTTTAGCCAAGGAATGGCAATCGGTATAATGAACCTTGGGGATCGTGTCGAGAACGCGGGTTACACAATTGCTGATAAAGCAAAGCTCGCCCTCAGTGATACCCTATCAACGATTTCAGCCGTCGCTAATAACCGGTTGACGATCGACCCGACGATACGGCCAACAATGGATATGCGCGGGGTTTATGGAGGTTACGATACAGCGTATACCGCTTGGGCTTCCACAAGTTCCATGATGACAAAGGCGGCTACTGCTGCGGTAAACGCGACTATAGATCGCGAAGATATTTACGATGACAGCAATATGCTGGAAATGGTTCGAGGACTTAGAGATGATATCAACACGCTATCCGAGAACATGGAAAGCATGCAAATCGTAATGGACACAGGTGCAATGGTCGGAGAACTAGCCAAGCCCATGAACAAAGAAATGAGCCGTTTAAACGCATACACAAGACGCCATAACTAGCGCAACGAGGAGGGATAACATGTATTGGATTAAAGGTTTTGATATGACCAAAACTCATTCGCTTACGTTTTTTGACCCAAAAGCTACGGCGTATCCAGCTAAGGAATACGACATCGACGATGAAGATAAATTGATGTCTCATCGTTTTTATGGCAAACAAAATACAGCTGAGGATTGGGTTATGGCTCCGTCTAGCCGTCCAGTGGTCACAGTCCCTCCAGTAAACGTACACAGTATATCGGTTCCTGGAGGAAATGGTGAGCTGGATTTGACAACATCGCTTACCGGTGTTCCGACATATGGCAACCGAACTGGCTCTTTTGAGTTTATCGTAATGAATGACATTCGCCCATGGACTGTCACATACGACATGCTTTTGGGATATATGCAAGGACGCGCCATGCAGATGATTGCATATGACGAACCCAACTATTATTACGAGGGGCGGATGTCGCTCAATGCGATGAAATCGGATCAACACAATTCACAGATAACCATTGATTACAGCTTTAAACCATTCAAAATGGAAGTAACTCGTAGTGACGAAAACGAATTATGGGATTGCTACGATTTCGAATATGGATGCACCATTGGGGACTTGTTTACTGACATTCCATTACTTCCTCAGTATCAAACGCAAAAACAACCGAATCCATCTGTTGCTCCATATACGGCGTATTCGATTAACTTTTCAAAAATGCCGAAACTGATGCTTACAGATGAAGATAAAAAATGGGATGTGAATGCAACGACTGCCGATACTAAAGCCGTTTACGATCGTATAACCGAAAAGCTGAACGACACGGTTGATATTCCGTTTGAATTGAGAATGGCTAGGATTGTACTTGGTGCAAAGCCTTTACATCTATCTAATTTAAGCATATATTTCCCAGCCAATTCACAACCGGGATTTAGCTACAATGCTTTTTGCCAGATTGATAATACAGAAAATATTTTTCATACAAGAGTACGAATGATGAAAACGATTGAACAGTACTTCGCTAGTCCGGATAGCTATATCACGATGGAACCTGACCCGAATGCTATGTTGTCTAACGTAAATGCTTCTTCAGAGTGTATACTTACATTCTGGCACGATTATGACGGCGACGGTACTTACGAATTAACCGGTCGTCATTTTTCATTGTTAGGTTTAAGAAGGGGGTATCTGTAATTGTTTAAAATTTATTTTGTGAATAGTGCGTACGAAAAAAAACAGGTTTTAATGTATGACGATACTCGCGATGACGACGAATTAAAACTCGGGAACCCCAAATTGCATATTGAAGTGAACGCCGCCGGAACTCTGGACTTTGAATTACCCCCGACCAATGTGGCATATTCTAAGATCATTCCAATGGTTACAGAATTTCACGTAATCAAAGACAATCAAAAAACGCATGATAAGCATATATGGTTTGGGCGTGTCTTAACGATCAATACTGACCTGTACAGAACAAAAACGATTCATTGCGAAGGCGGCTTGGCATATCTTAATGACTGCATATATTACGATAAAACTGTGGATATGGGTTCATGGAATCCGTCAAGAACTGTTGGTAGAGCTTTATTCGCCAGATATGAATCGCCGATACTAAACGAAAGTGGCGTTCACGTATACGGAGTGTCTCCACAGGAAGCTTCAGCAGTGATCGCGAACATTATGTCCGGCGGCTTAAATTATGAAGAGAACCTAAATGCCCCTTTCAAGCATCTTGGCAGAATAGCCAAGGATACGGATTCCGATATTCCGGTTTATGCTTGGGTAAATGAGCCTGTAATACCGTTTGGTGATCAAGCGGACGACGACTATTATTTCGGCGAAGACAATCTGGATTCCGCAGCGCAAAAACAGTGCGGAATTTCAAACCCAAACAATATGACAGCTATCGATTTGATCTCGAGTATGATGAATAATGTCGGAGGATTGTTCTGGGTTTCCAAGACTCCACATTATCCGAAACGAACTTTTGGCGGAGCAGATTTAGGTGACGCGGTGTATGTAATGCAACTACATATGCGCAGACATTATCCAACGTTCAATCCAGACGAGGGACAGACGATTCAATTCGGAGAAAATCTAACAGACTTGACAATCACCGACGACGGTACAACATTTTTCACTGCGGTACATCCTCACGGGCAACGAGCAGATAGCGGCGAAGATTTCACACTTGATCGCAGAGGCGTTCAAAATGGAACTACCGCTATTAATAAAAGAACCTGGCAAATCGATCCAGTTCATGGCATAATGTATTGCCCGGAGCTGGTAAAAGAATACGGGATGATTATCAGAGATCTAGACGTCGGGACGACAAACATATACGAGCAATTGATTGGAATGGGAATCTCTGAGATTGATAGCATTTCGCTCATCTCTAAGACGGTGGGAGGAGACTGGGCATCTGGCGTAAGGGAAATAACGGTTAAGGGAATTGACCTCAGTCTTTACAATGTAGACTATTCGTCGATCGAATTAACCGACGCAGTGCGAGTATCAGTGCCAAGGCACGGAATAGACACATATCTGAACGTCACGGCTATCGACTACGATTTGCAGAATGTTGAGAATACGGTGTTTACTATCAACGCGATAAAATCGTCGAACGAAATCACTAATGCTAGTCCTAGTTATGGCTCTAGTTCTGTTTCGCCGTCTGTCGGGTCGTCGTATGTACACCCAAAGCATACAGAGCACGATATTGGGTTTTATAAGTTTTCAAACGACAGTCTTGGCCATGTGGATGCAGCAGTCACCGTAAATAAAAAAGATATTACGGCGTTGGGGATTCCTAGCGAAGACACTAAGTACGAGATCACGTCGTATCCATTGGCATTTAACGGTAACTTTCCTGATGGACCAGTAGTAGCTCTAAAAGGGACAGACGGTCATCATTCGCATACTACTTCTTCCAATACGTACACAATCGCAACTGTAGATGCTTTTAATTCTTACAATAGCGGAGAAGAAATTATTAACAATGGCGATAAGCACAGAATCATCCTAGACTTAGATATATTTGCGTCAAGTCGGTTTTATGAAGAATCAGCAAAGTGGACTAGCTATCCGATAATCATAGATTCGTACATAACAATGACCATACAGAATATTGGCAAACGTTTTTGGGTGCGCATATATACTTTTGCACGCTGTAATTCTGATGATATTCCGACACGAGCAATAGTTCGCCAGCTAGATCCGAATGGTCAGTATTCAAATATAGATTGGCAGGTATATTCTGGCTCTGCGACGAACACCATAGAAGGCGGTATAGTAACGCGTTTCCGCATAGGAATTGATTCTGATACGTATGGCAAGATTCGTAGTATTACAAGACCTAAAGTTTACACAACGAACGTTACTTCGGCGTATGGCGACACTCTCGGCACTCTCAGAGATTCTATAGACATCAATGCTATTGGCGTAGCTGCTGTCGATACTATGCTTGTTTTAACGTCAGAAAACGCCTCCAACGTCGCATTCACCGGTGACTACAACGATCTATCAAATAAGCCCGCAATCCCTGATATTTCCGGTAAACAAGACAAATCCACGGCTGTAACGCATAGTGCAAATACGGCGGTGGGCTCTGCTACAAAGCCTGTTTATATTGCAGCGAATGGTGTGGCTACGCCTATATCTCATTCCATCAATGCCGATGTACCTGCGAATGCGAAATTCACTGATACCACCTACAACGATGCCACACAGTCTGAACACGGTCTGATGACTGCGGCGGATAAGAAGAAGCTAGACGGGATAGACTTATCGAAGTATCTAAACAGCGCTCTTTGGGTAAGCGGCGCCAACGGCACTGCAAAATGGGTTAAGCTAGGCACGCTGGTATCCTCCGGTAATTTTAGCAATGGCGTGATACGTGTTTGGACTGGTGATGGAGCAAATGGTCGTGCGAACCAGAACTCATCTTTTGAAGTTCAGATTAAGGACGGCTGGCAGTCTACTCTATCAGCGGTTAAGGCATGCGGTGTTACAGTCTATCGTATCAACTGTAGTAGTGTCAAAGTCAAAGTGATCCCAACAGCACATGACACATATACCGTCTGGGTGTATATGCCTTGGGGGTACTGGAACGGAAATTATGCTGTATACGGTAAATACAAGTCTTGGACATCTCAGCATTTGATACAGTCCGATGAACCAGAAGGCACAGGTGCTGACATAGCATATTACGATCAGGCGTTTCTGACCAGTAAAGTAGCTAAAGCCGCCGAAGCCGCTACCTTAACAGACAGCGGGTGGGTCAATTGTCCATTAGCTGTCACAGGCAATACGACTTATCCAACCTCTGCCAGCACGATAAGGGTGCGTAAATACGGAAAGATGGTAAAACTTGAGGGCTGGGTCAAGTACGCAAAGGCATTTAACAATGGCCATAATGTAGCGATCATTCCTGACGGATATCGTCCGGCAAATGCGATGAACATCATTGGAGTACCGAATGCTGGTGTTGGGACAGAAATTGAGTTTTATGTCACGATAAGTGCATACGGAAACATATTTTTCAGTCCCGCCGATCAAAAAAGCTCCGCAACGTTTAACCCGGCCATTGCATATGAATTTTATGCAACTTATTTTATTGATTAGTACTTTATAATATTCGGATATTTCGTGAAATATCAATGCGATGTTTTCATATCCAGTAACCTAAGGAGGTAATCAAAATGGCAGAGCCTATTGGATCTACGCCTGTTTCACTTGAGCAGGATATCATATTAATTAGGGAAGCCCGTTTTGGACGGGATGTTCGGGAAGCGATTGCTGACGCCCTGACCAGAACAAAGGGCTTTGTAGATGATGTAAAAACTGAATATACCACGATTCAGGGTCTTTATGAGGGAGTTGTAGAAGATGTCACAAAGCTGAAAGAATATGCTCATGATGGATATTCTGGCTTCGTTCCAATGACCACAACCACCCCTATTGGACTTGAAGAGAAGTGGCTGGTGTATCGGTGGCTTGATGGAACGACCTCGTATGACAAAGTAAAAGCTAACCCGTCTTTGGCCGGGACTGATATTCAGATCGGAAACTCGGTTTATACGTATGCACCAGTTAGTACCGAAGACAATGGCCAGATTAAAGCTGGAAGCGGAGCTCTGATTTTTAAGGAACTCGCATACGAGGACGGCGCTACAAATAAAAAAGGACATTATACTCCGTGCGGTTATTTTGCCGTTAAGCGAGTAGGGTCTGATCGTTATAGTGGACTGACTCTGTACGATGAAGAAGAATCTATCATCGATCCTGACTCGGAAGGAAATGTTGAGCAGTGTGCCATCATTTATGACGAAAAATACGGTGTAAACGGTTTCGTAATGAAGGACGGATCAAAACTTAAAACTCTGGATTTGGTAAATGCCTTAAGCAAAATTACTGATCTCGAAAACCGAATCTCGGCGCTTGAATCAAAATAGGAAAGGAGGCATAAACAATGGCAAAGCATTTAATGGAGGTCGGAATTGAAAGTGGATGCCTGTGGGTATTCGCTTGGTCTGAAATTAAGATATTTGGGAAAACACTCAAGTATCATCGTCGTAAAATCCAGATCACAGAGCAAATGTGGCTTCTTTTTAAGGAGTATATAGACTTGTAATTCGTGATATTTACAACGGCTATAATGAGACCATGGAAAGGAGGTCTGTGAAATGGAGATTAAAAAACTTAAAATCTTCAGCAAGAAACAGGATTTGGAGGTGGAGACATTCAAAGAAGCAAGAAGCGAATTGCTTGACAAATTGCTTGCAAATCCAATCGAGAGTGACGAGTTCAAACAAGGCGTTGAAAACCTGGAGAAACTCAATAAGGTTGCTTTGGACATCGAGGAATCGAAGAAGAAACAGCCTAAGGAGATTCCCTGGGAATTCATTGCGGCCTGCGTTGGAGGAGCCGTTCAGATTGGATGCACATTTTTGATAGTGTTCGCTGAAAGCGACGGTGTTGTTAACTCCAAAGCAATGCAGTTCTTGAAGATGAGAAAGTAAATAAACCTCGTTTTGCTGCAAAAAGAAATGGTTTAACGAAAGGGTTCGTGATATTTACACGGGCTCTTTTGTTTTGCCATCTATCGCTATTTTTACAACTCCTATAACGAAGCGGAAACGCTATCAAATATTTTTTGGAGGTTTTAACATGAGAGTATATTTTGTTGACGGAGAACTGGTTAGAGAATTTAACTCTAAAGGAGAACGGATAAAGTATAACGCCAAAGAAGCATTCAGAAAAACAGGAGAGTGGGCTAAGGAACATAAAAAAGAGGTTGCTGCTATCACGACAGCTGTTGCGATTGCTGGGGTTAAGATTGTCGGTACAAAAATGTATCGGAAGCTTAATCCGACAAACGCACAGATTGAACGAGATAGAATTGACCATACTTACTATGATCCATCTAGCGGACTGCACTGGGATCTGAAACGGCGTTTAACTAATCTTGAGCGTAGTAGGGTTGATGAGGCTAGAAGAAACGGAACACCTGTATACGACATCTTAAAAGCTATGAAAGTTTTGAAGAAATAAACTGCTTACGACTGAGGCATCGTGATATTTACACGGTGTCTTGGTTTTTTCGCGTTTTTTTACAATGCATATAATGAGGAGGTGAAAACTATGACCGTATTATTTAAAACGTATGATACATTTGACATTAAGGACAAAGATGTACGAGAATGCTACTTATTACGCTGTAGAGATATAGCTTTGCAATGTGGTTTGACGTGCAAGTGTCATCTGCATGGAAGAGATACAAGGCTGTATCTGAACGGGGCAAAACAGCAGTTTGTAAAGTATTATCTAAAAACCTTAACTTGTAGCGAATCGATATTCGACGGATTAAAAAGACTGTTATATTGTATCACCTGGTAAATCAAAGGCGGAGGCTTTGTAGACAAATGTTTACAAGGTCTCTTGCTTTTCGCGCTTTTTACAACTCCTATAATGAGAGAGATTGGAGTGGGAGTACCCACAGAATAGGATTAATCGTAGACCGCCCGTTTCGGCGGGAGACACCAGTTGGAAGCTGGTAAAACAATCCCTCTTATTTTTCGCGTATTTTACAACTACTATAACGAAAGGAGTTGGTCAAAAATGACTACATTTGATAAAATCGATACGAAATGGGTACAGATTACAGCTCTATGCATAGCTATTTTGCTGAGTAGGAAATGGTTTACTTGGCTGATGAAAATGCCGATATTTGCGCTATTGGTATGTGTGTGGGTTATTACCTACCCGTACTTTTGGGCACGTTGTTGGTTAAAAAAGCATCACGGAATCACTTATTTCGAACAGGAAATATGGCTGCTAGAGAAAGTATGTACTGAAAAGTTTAAAGATCTTATCATGATTTTTTACTAATACTATTCGACGGAGGCATCGTGATATTTACACGGTGTCTTGGTTTTTTTCGCGTTTTTTACAATGCATATAATGAGGAGGTGAAAACTATGGCAAAATTGACAGACGTTAAAGCGGTTATTGGAATCCTAGTTGGAATCACATCTTTAGCAACTGGCACGATCCAAGTGATCAAAAATGCTAGAGATCTAAAGAAGAGTGTAGATGAAGACAAAGAGGACAATACTATCGAATTAACAGACAAAGACGTTACCATTGTAGAGTAACAGACTTCGACTGAGGCATCGTGACATTTACACGGTGTCTTGGTTTTTTATAAGCCTCGCGGGATCAACAAGGTGTATAATGAAGAGGAAACTCTATTAACTATACTTTGGAGGTATTATTATGAGAAAGTTTGTATTAGGAACATTTTACGGAATGGTTTTGATGGGTATCATCATCGCATCATTCAAGATTGGAATGACGGTTTTAGGAACTTTTCCTCGTAGACACTACTTTCCGAACGTTAAAAATAACACGGTCGGAATAGAAGCGTGGTACGATGGGAATATTGCATACCGCACTCTAATCCCGAACGAAGATGGATATCTGGTTGATCATTACGCGGAGGTTTTTATCGACAAACCGGACACGTACTATTTACAGAGACAACGTGAACAGAGCGAAAACTAAGAAGCTCGTAGGCTTTGCTGACAAATTATGCAAGGCCTATTTGCTTTTTCTCGTGATATTTACAATTCCTATAATGAAGCCGTTGGCTATATAAACAAGGAGGTCATTTGACATGAAAACAATCATATGTATTTTGGTAATTATTCTGCTGATTGCGTTAATTCGCACAGTTAGAAAATTTAGAAAAAAGCTTTGAAAGGAGGTTTTGTGAAATGAATTATTTGCTAGTTATAGCATTGGCGTGTATTGTGTTATACATGTTTACAAATAAGAATAACTAACATGTAAAGACTGAGGCATCGTGACATTTACACGGTGTCTTGGTTTTTTATAAGCCTCGCGGGATCAACAAGGTGTATAATGAAGAGGAAACTCTATCTATAATATTTGGAGGTTTTATTATGTTTGAAAACACGTATGCAAGAGGAATTAAGTACTCGCACAAACATTTTATGGAGAAGCTCTGCAGCATTGCGGAAACGAGCAAGAAACTGATGGACATGACGGATTCAATGAATCTGGCACCGTCCGATGTTGACGGCACGAAAGACTTTATTGCTGAGCAGATCATGAAAATTATCGAGGAAACATCCGAAGCAGAACTGATTTTCGACGAGATCAACACCATCGTGATTGACTGAGGTTGACTCTAGCGGAGGCTTTGTAGACAAAAGTTTACAAGGTCTCTTGCTTTTTATGTATTTTTGCTTTTCGCTAAAAATACAAATCCTATAATGAAGGCGAATAGTCTTGTATTTATATTTTTGGAGGAATTTAACATGACAACAGTAAACATTAAGCTGGATCGGAAGAAAAAGTACAGAAACGCATTTTACATGGTGTCAATTGAAAGAGCGATTATGGCTACGCTCGTCATTGGCGATTATTTTAATATGCGGATTCTCGACGACGAAATCGAGATCGTCAGCGACAATGAAGTACTTATTGGTATGTTGTATGGACTTTTGAAAGAAGTAGAAGACGAAAACGACTAAAGACTTTGGAGGTCTTGTAAGATTTATATTCTCGCAAGGCCTCTAAGTTTTTTTTGAAGGAGGTGATAATGTGTCCGAATGGAAAACGCAGTTAAAAGAACTAATAGAGAGACGACAGCGGCAAATTCTAGTGCATAGCATAATTTATTACAAGTACGATCAAAACATTATAAGTGACTACACTTGGAGCAAGTGGGCAAAAGAATTGTACGAGATGCAAACTGCGAATCCCGAGATAGCTAAGGATACCGTGCTTTATGATGTTTTCAAAGATTTTGACTACTCAACTGGTTCTAATCTTCCGCTAGATGATCCGTGGGGAAATGACGTGGCAGTATATTTAATGAAATGTCGAGGGCTCGTGTAAAATACAAGTACTATAATGGACTGATATCCGAATAAATTTTAGGAGGTATTTAATAATGAAAGTTGGTTTAATTATGATCAGGAACGCCAAATGGAAGGACCTGAAAGACATTAAAAAGACAATATCTAAACTGAAGTTACTAGACTTGGTAGCAACAGAGATAGACGGTGTTTTTACGATAATGTTTTTCGTATCCGCAGTTCGAGGCGATTTCAATCTGATCTCTGGATCACTTGAATTAAGTTATGACACAAAATCGATATTCGATATCTAACGAAATCAAAAGAGTTCGTAGCATTTTGCACGGGCTCTTTTGATTTTTTTTTAGACTCGCGGAATCGACAAGGTGTATAATGAAAGGAGTTGATCTATTATGATTTATACTTTTTGGATCAAATTTAATAAAAAACTATTGGAAGCTTGGCACAAAATCGGTGGGATCAGGCATTCTTGGGTTAGGATTTTACTGGAAGTGCTGGTAGCCATTACTCAGGTTGTTGTCGGAATATTGACGTATATTCCACTTAATGTTGAGGAAATGGTTCTAGCATTGAAAAGTGATAAAACATTCTCTGAGATTGTTACTGACAATGCTGATCATTGTGCTGTTGAGCTCAATAAATATGATCTAGAATTGTATGCAAAACGTAAAATCGATAATGTTTAACTAAAGCGGAGGCTTTGTAGACAAAAAAAAGTTTACAAGGTCTCTGAATTTTCGTTTTTAGGTGGGGTGACTAACGGATAGGAGATATTTAGGTATGAGAAATGCTTTAATTTTAATAGGAATATTACTTTTGATCGCCACTCTATGGATCGTGATTTTAGGTTTTCCAAAAGTGTCAGGGTTCCTTGGGATATGCTGGTCAATAGTCGTGTTGGCTTATGTAATTGCTGGCGCTTTTGACTGAGACTCGCGAAAATTACAACTCCTATAATGAAGAGGAAAGGATAACTCAATGGTAGAGCATCAGACTTCGGTCTGAAGACACTGGTTCAAATCCAGTACCGCTCCTCTTCTTTTTTTATCATTATATTATTCATGGAGGTATTTAGACATGAAAGCATTCGATTTTGTCAAACCGGTGACTAAGTTCGCCAAGGACCATTCAAACGTAATTCTGACCGTGGCTGGTAGTGCAGGAATCGTTGCTACGACTCTCAGCGCCGTAAAGGACACAAAGAAGCACGAACTGAACATCGCAGATGCCGAGTACGAGTGGTCCAAGAGAGACACAGACGATCCTCTGCCTAAGAAAGAGAGATTCGTAGTGGCTTTGAAATCTTACTGGCCGACGATCATTCTTGGAGCTGCGACTATCACATGCTTCGTGGCAAACGGCGTTATATCTGAAAAGAAGATCGCCGGATTGGGGACCGCGTACAATGTTGCAGTCACCAGCTTCAATGAGTACAAGAAGTCGGTAGGAAAGAGACTTAAAGAGACTGATATTTCAGAAATGAAGAAAGAAGAGTCTAAAACAGAGATCGTTGCACAGGCGAGCGAATCAGTAGAAAAAGAGCAAAAGATCGTTCGAACAGGTAAGGGTGAAACGTTGTTCAAGGAACCGATCTCGGGACAAATGTTTTACTCTAGTCCGGAAGAGGTAAGAGACGTTATCAACACACTGAACGCTGATATTTCTCAGGGAGCGGCGCAAACGCTTAATGATTTGCTTGATGGGCTTGGCATCCAGACGTCATCTCTCGGTGACGATTTTATGTGGGACGTGATGGAGACCGGTAATATCGCTATTACGTTTGATTCTGGTGTTTACATGGGACGCGAACCTTATATTTTACTGGATCACAGAAACATGCCGATGTATATGGCGCCCGCTTTTCGCTAAAAATACAATTCCTATAATGAAGGCGAATAGTCTTAAATTATTTTTGGAGGGATGTACTATGAAAATGGTTATGAAAAAATTCTATTCCAATGCTGAGATAGTTGAACAATTATCGTCAGAAGCCGCTAAGAAAATGGAACGTGGAACTAAAATGAAAGTTCGGATCCGTCGTGACGGCAGAACGTGTTTAAAAACGAACTCGCCTGCGGTATTAGAAGTATTTCAAACTAAATTATTTGACTTTACTGACAAAAAGAGAGACGAAAACGACTAAAGACTTTGAGGTCTTGTGAGATTTATATTCTTGCAAGGCCTCTGAGTTTTTAAGGAGGTGTTTATATGAAGATTATCGCATACGCATTTATGGCCGTTGTGCTTGCTACATTATTTGCTATCCTTTTGATCGTAGCTCGTGGATTGATTAAGATAGCTTGTCTGATATTCCTGATATTTGTAGCAGCTGTCGTATTACACGAGATTAACAAATAAAAAGGAGGAAAACAAATGAGTAATGGTAAAGACTATGCGCATATGACCGAGATGATCCGTCGTATAAATCAGGACGTTGATGTTCTAAGATTAAAAATGGTAACCATGAGTGACTACATGGGCGTTAATGCTCATCGAGATGAGGTCAAAGAACTTTCGCGCTCATTGGCAACAGCATCTCAGATTTGCAGATATGTTTACATCGATCTGATAAAACTCGAAATGGAAGATAGGGAGGACTTTTCAAATGGCAACAGTAAATAAGGATAATTTTCAGAAGAAGACGACTGCAAAGAAAGAGAGAACAAAACTCTCTTCGGTAGTCACGACAGGAAAGGTGGAGGCAAAAAAGCCATCCATTAAGTCTAAGCTGGCGGATGTATTTCTGTCTGAGGAGAGAGGAAATGTAGGTCAATACTTGATATTTGACGTGCTGATTCCGGCTATTAAAGATACTGTCTGCAATCTTGGTCATGCAGCATTAGACAGATCATTTTACGGCGAGAGCAGAAGATATACGAATCAGTCGCAGAGCGGATCTATTTATAACTATAGTTCATACTATAAGCCTAATTACTCGCAACTGCAGCAGAATCAGCCTAGTGATCGTTATGCGCATATAAATCACGAGGGCGTATTCAGATTTGATAATATCGAATTCGGTATGCGGGCTGAAGCTCAGGAAGTACTTGATTGCTTGATCATGCGTATTGTAGATAGTGATTATGCTACAGTAGCTGACTTGTACGACTTGATCGGGAGAACCGCAGACTTCACAATGGAGCGCTGGGGATGGTATAATCTTGATACCGCATACGTGACAAATGTACGAGGCGGGTTTGTGATTCGTCTGCCTAAGCCACAGCCGATAAAGTAAAAATATATTTTGGAGGTATACTAACATGAAGATTGAAAGAACAAAGATTCAGGTGCTTGACCAGATGACGGTCGAGATTGATGCGCTCGGTTGCACTGCATCGAAACTGGTGAGTGAGCTTTCTGTGAACGGCGTAGATATCAATTTAGACGACGCGTACGATTGGATGCTTAAAGTGGCAGAACTGAGACGTGCAATGAAAGCAGTCAGAGTTACATATTATGGAAACAACATAGCAGGTCTGATTGACGCAGTGAATAATTATAAGGGAGATGATCATCGCGACACAGTATATAACAAGATCTAATCCTAAATACGTTTTGTTGTTCATTCGCTAAAAATACAATTCCTATAATGGAGACCTAGAGTCTTACATTTATATTTATGGAGGTTTTGATTATGGAGATCAAAAACACTGTGAGAACTAAGCTGGTAAAGGCGAAGGACAAGGCTGTAGCATTTGCTGCAGTGGCTGCACCGTATGTTGCTATTGGGGTCACTAGTGGCACTGTAGTATATATCACGGCAAGAGCTAGCTATTTGGCAGGCTATACCCGAGGAGTTCTTAACGGAACTGAAGCTGGTAAAAACGCAGTGATTGAGATCATCAGCGATCTCGCAAAAAACGTAGGAACTAAGTAACGAAAGGGCGGAGACTTTGTAGACAAATGTTTACAAGGTCTCTTGCTTTTTATATTTTTGGAGGCTTGAGACATGAAAGACGTAAATCAATATCGAGATGAACTAGTCTGCAAGATCACCGCAGAAGTCATGCGAAAAATGCCAGAGTTGATCTGTAAAACAATGGATCAGTACGAAATCGCATACGACGACAAAATCGCTGAGGCTATGATCGAGATGTATACTGCAGGATTAAACGATGGCTTATCACGCGCAACACAGGTAATGCAAAGTGCGATGATGTATAAAGCGACTAAAAAATTATTGGAGGGAAACACTGATGAATGATATTCGAGAACTAACAGATCCGATTGCCAAGAAAAATGGCAAGGAAGTGACTTCTGTAATGGCCATCGAGGAATGCTCTGAGCTACAAAAAGAGATCACTAAAATGATGCGTGAACGAGGAAACAAAATGAATTTGCTGGAAGAAATGGCGGACGTTTATATTTGTCTGGCAGAGCTCAGGCAATGCTACGGTATTACCGATCACGATCTAAGCACAATGATCATTAGGAAAATCACAAGAACGTATGCTCGAAAGAGTATTTTGTCCGGTCCAAAGGAGTAAGACAATGAAAATGTATGATGAACGCTTAGTTGATATCGAAGCGATCGGAAAACTCATCAAAGAAAGACGCATGGCATGGGGCATCACCCAGACAGACTTAGCGTTCGAAGCCAATGTTTCGCAACCGACACTTTCGGAAATAGAGCGTGGACAGATGCCGAACGTATCATTTGAAGCTTTATTGCGAGTTGCATTTGCTTTGAATTTTGATATTTCTGATATTTGCATTATTAAATTTCAGCCTAATAAATGGTGGAGGGATAGAGCATGAGAGTAGAAAACCAATCTTTTTCAATCATGAATTACATTTCAAAGGACGGCAGAGACGAGCTGAGACTTATCGAACGGGCAGGGCGAATTTGCTATGGCAGTTCTATGAGTTCTTCTTTTGATGAGACCAAAAAGTTTGTGAAGGGTCTGATCAGCAGAGGGCATGAGTCTGTTCTGGAACATTCATTGCTCGTCGTGAAACTGAACACGAATCGGGCTATCGCTAACGAGCTTGTTCGGCATCGTCATGCTGGATACTCTCAGGAATCTACGCGTTATGCAAATTTTACAAAAGAACGTTTTGGAGCTGAGATTACTGTGATCGACAATCCTTATCTCGATTCCGTAGCGCATGGTGAATGGGTTCGTGCAATGGAGACCTGTGAAGAGACTTACCATCGAATGATTATGGAAGACGGCTACAAAGCTCAGGATGCTCGTGGTGTGCTCCCGCTCGACCTAAAGACTACGCTCGTCATGTCTGCGAACTATCGTGAATGGAGGCACGTATTCAAGCTTCGCACAGACAAAACGGCCCATCCACAAATGAGAGATCTAATGATTCCACTGCTGTTTGAGCTTAAGGGACGCATTCCTGTGATCTTTGATGACCTGGGGGTTGAATTGTGAGTAAAACAGCTTGCTTGGCAATTATTATATTCATGCTTATACTCTTCGTATCCATATTTGTATACATGATAATTTCGTTCGCAAAAGACGAGAAAAAGTCTTCCTTTGCTTTAGCTTTGCTCTGCGATATATTGGCCTTGTTCTTTGAATACGGATTATTTACGTATCTATTTGGGAGGTGACTTGTATTTTGAAATATTGGATTATGCTAGCAACATTGGCAGCATTCTTACTGTTGGCTTATATTTCTGTGAGGTGATGTACGTTGACTTATATACTCATGACAATATATGTATATCTTCTGCACTTATTTATATACGATTGTCATAACGCAAGGAAAACTGTAATTTTTGGAGGTATTTTAGCATGCGTATTATGTCAAAAGAACAAATTTCAGAACTGTTAACGAGAATGGTTGAGCAGCATGCACCAGATGAGGATCTGGCTGCGGTAATTAGGTACTCCGCGGCATATATTTCAGGAAGACGCGCTCTTGATAAAGCATGCCAGGAATACGGTTTGTACAGATATTTAACGACTTGTGTTCCGTCATTAAGCGAAGTTTCAAGTAAACTTGCGACACTAATCGCCAAAAAAGATTGCACTTTGGATGCAGAGCATATGATTTTGTTTAGCAAACAGCTGCTGGATTTTTATAAGGATCTTGAGGCGTATAGCATCGAATTATATTTTATCAAGTCTGATAATCCTTGGTATGAGCTGAAGCAGGCTAAGGAGAAGGTCAAAAGACAAGGTGGCACCGTATGATTTTATTTGTGAAGATCATTACATTGATGATAGTGCTATTGCTCACGATGTGGACCAACCACTGGGTGATTGAAGAAACGGAGATAGATGAATGAAGACAGTAATCTGCGATATTTGCAGAAAACGAGAAGCGGAACGTTGCTTTAAGGTAAAATATAAAATACGGGGCTGGCATCGTATCGATATTTGTAGAACATGCTACGAGGCGTTTATTGACCTACGGAAAGGAGTAAACAAATGAATGCTTTTATAAAGAAAAACGAAATGATTCTTAGCCCGGACGAGTATGTAAGGGCAACCAATGATATTTACAAAACGGCTCTTGAAGATGGGGTGCGGCAGGGTATAGCTGCTTGTTTACTCTGCTTGAATATGCACTATGACTGGAAAGAGAAGCGTCTTTCTAGATTTGCTGGCGGAGTACAAAATATTCTCAATCTGCCTAGCGTACTGGGTGAAGACATCGATGGAAATACCGTTGTTGAATATTTGAGAAACGAATTCAACATAGATATTGACGAGCTTGAAATGGAGGTAAAGATATGACTAAACTTATTATTGTATCTGTGGCTTTTCTTGTTGCCCTGATTCTAATTACGATGCATTTTTTAACACATGTACAACGTGATTTTAATACCGGAGAATTCCGAATGAGAGACGGACTGACTTTCATGCGTATGGTCATTGGCGATGTATGCTTGGCTGGTTTCATCGCTGGTCTGATCGTGTCAAGCATTGTGATCGGATAGGAGAGGCGACTATGATAGGACGCGTTGTGGACAATAAAGGTAACGGCACATTCAAAACCCGCTGCGATCTATGCGGCGTTTATACTGAGGAACGGAATTATATTTTATCTATCAGATTAGACGGTGCTATCGGCTCGCCAGAAAATATAGAAGCTGTTATGTGCAAACGTTGCTGTGCTGAGTTACATCGTGAGTTAAAAAAGAGAATGGAGGTATTTATATGAAAACCAATTTTACCGAGGATAAGGAATATTCCCATAAGGTTGATGAACTTCGCTTGAATAGAGTGAAGACGTCATTTTACAAATACGGGCCGGCCAAAATCAATTTCGGCGATCGCCTAGTCAATGCACTTGAATCTCACGACTTGTGCATTGAGAAGTACAAGAAAAATAAGAACACAGAATACCTGTTGGACGCCATGAACTATCTGATGTTCGAGTACATGTATCCACAAGAAGATGGAGCTTTTTTCAAGGCAACAGACAGCGGTGAATCTGCTGGCATCTCTGGAATGTCTTATAACGAAATGAAGGAGAAATACTAATGGCGTACGATAAGAAATGCTGGACTTATATTGTTCTAGAGCGTAGGCCAATCGATGATCTTAAGAGAATCAGCTATACTTGCGAGCAATATGAAGTCGAAACCAGCTGTGATTTTACGGAAATGTTTATCTCTTATTCTAAGATAGACAGAGCCGAGTATGTGTATTTTGGCATCTATGCCTCGGAACAGCAGTTTTGGGATTTCTATGATATTCTTAAAAAATGTGGTTACAAGATCGTTGGCTGGTACGATGTGTGGACAAACGTGCGAAAAAGAAGAGGAGGATCTTCTTATGAAAACTGAAGATTATTATCTGAAACGCCTGATCGCCATTCACAACAAATACGAAGACGACATAGAGTTGAATCACGTTTATAGTGATGAACTGCTCATTGATATTCTTCGTTACTTGGGGTGGGATAAGCTAGCCGGCGAATACGATAGCACATATAAATGGTACGCATGATTCGCGAAAAATACAGTGCCTATAATGGAGACCTAAGAGTCTACTAAATTATATTTTTGGAGGAAACTACTATGAAAGAACAGGAAAAAGTTGTAGAAACTACTGCTGAGGAAGCAAAGGAGGAAACTACTGTGGAAAAGAAGAAGTTTAATTTCAAGAAGATTGGCATCATTGTTGGTGCGGTTGTGGCTACTGCTGCAGCTGTCATTGGCGGCGTTGCTGTCGGGAAGAAAATGAACGGAAGCGATTCCGATGAGGATTTCTTCTTGGCTGAGCCGGAAGATGACTGCATCGATACTGAGGCATCTGTAGAAACCGAAACAACAGAAGACTAAAGGACTAAAGGCGGAGGCTTTGTAGACAAATGTTTACAAGGTCTCTTGCTTTTTATATTTTTGGAGGTATTTAACATATGACTTACGACAAGAAATATGAAATGACCGCGAATACTAAAATTATAAACGGTAGAAAATTGTTCCAGATTAAAGCTGTTGTCGATTTTAGTAATGTTAAGGCTGGAGATTTAGGAGGCTATATTGAAAAAGAAGAAAATTTATCACAGTATGACAACGCATGGGTTTATGGAAATGCATGTGTTTTCGACGATGCGCGGGTTTGTCGTGACGCGCAAATTTTCAGTAATGCACTAGTTTATGATAATGCATGTGTTTCCGGCGATGCGCGGGTTTTCGGCGATGCTTGCATTTATGGAAATGCATGGGTTTATGGTTATGCGCGGGTTTTCGATAATGTATGTGTTTATGATAATGCATGTGTTTATGATAATGCATGTGTTTATGGTTATGCGCGGGTTTATGGTTATGCGCGGGTTTTCGATAATGCGCGGGTTTTCGATGATGCTTGCATTTATGGAAATGCATGGGTTTTCGATAATGCGCGGGTTTGTCGTGACGCGCAAATTTTCAGTAATGCAGATTATATATATTTCAAAGGATTTGGTAGCGAGAACAGATATACATCTATGTTCAGAACCAAAAATAGAGATGTATATGTACGTTGCGGCTGCTTTACCGGAAGTCTGAAAGCATTTACGGACAAGGTAAAAGAAACACATGGAAGTGGAAAATACGCAAAAGAATATCTGGCATGTGCTGAAGTTGCAAAAATTCATTTTGAAATCGGAGAAGAAAAGGAATAAAAACTAGGAGGCAAAATAATGATCGATTATTCAATTGGCGAGTCGCCACTTGCTTATGAGAAGCAGTTTAAACAAATTCTCAAGCATATTGGCGTACGATCCGGGATAGGATATACGATTCCTAGCTATTTTCACTGCTTCGTGAACGGTCCAGGAAAATCACAGTCACGAGTAATTGCTATGGAGATTAAAATCGATGACCCTAGACTTGAGGATGAATATGTGGTAAATACAGCTTTGAAAATCGCTTCAGAATATTTGAAAAAAGGTAGATATTTCATTCTCGGAGGAAATTTTGATGGATGGGCTGAGATCACTAAGGCAGAGTATATAGCCCTTCGTGTATTAGAACGAATGGATATCCAAGCTATTGCATCCTTTGAATATGAACCCGAGCTGGATCTGATTACGATAAAAGGAAAACGAGGAGCTCGAGTGACTGACAACGCGGATAGCATTGACATTTTTCTTAAGGTAGTGGACAAGATAGACGATATCCGGGGGCATCTCTAATTTGTTACATTACAACGGAGGAGCTCGTTTAACTGAGTACATGAATAGAATCCGTCGCCGTCGTCTTAATACTCGCTAATTTTACAACGCCTATAATGAAGGCGAAGACGTCATCTGGTAAAGACTTTGAGGTCTTGTGAGATTTATATTCTTGCAAGGCCTCTGAGTTTTTTTTTTAAGGAGGTAATTATATGAAGATTAATGAATTTGTGCCGTTAGCGCTATACCACTATGCGCGTCTGTTGGACGGGACACCATATGGCTTGCTAATGAATAAAGTTCATGAACCGGTCGGAGTATTTGTTGTAGTATACGGATTAGAGGCCTTCCGTAAACACTGTTATATTCCTGACAAAAATTGTTGGCTGACATTAGATCAGATAGAACATCGAAGACAGGAAATTGTTGGCGAGAGCGGAAGATGGGAAGATAATCCTTGGCAGATAATAATCTTGTCTTTGACTAAAGAACAGCTAAAAGCCATTAGAGAGCAGATTGCCAATAGCAAAGATTTCAAATTCGATGTAAACGACGAAAACGCTAAAACTTATATTTCTGAGGAGGAATAATTTATGAGTGGAATGCTAGAGTGGGCAAAAAGAGAAGTCGAAATTGCCTGTGAGAGAGAAAATCCGAATAGGAAAGGTGACGAATTTGATTATGGATGCGCCTGTTACGAGAGTGCTTTAAAAGCTTTCGAAAGTTTGTGCGAAGACGGTCATTCTGGTTTCAGCATTAAGATGACAAAGGCTATATTGAATCGTCTTTTAGATGGACAACCATTAACGCCAATCGAAGACACCGATGATGTTTGGACTTTATGCACAGATTATACAGATGATTCAGACGTATACCAGTGCAAACGAATGAGTTCATTATTTAAAAATGTATATTCTGATGGAACTGTTAAATACAGCGACGTTGATCGTATATGTTGTGTTGATATTAATAATCCTAGCAACACGTATTATTCTGGACTGGTTACGAATATCATTGACGAGATGCTTCCTATAGCATTGCCATATATGCCGGGAAAGTCGATCAGAGTTTATTGCGAGGAGTTTTTAACAGATGAAAAGAACGGCGATTTTGACACGGTTGGTGTGTTCCATGCGTTGAAAACTGAGAACGGCGAGCAGAAGAAAATCGAAATCAATAGATTCTTTAAAGAATCGAAATATTGCGAAATAGGCTGGATCGAAATAACCAGAAGAGAATATTCTGAACGAAAGCATAATCGATAACATCGAAAATAGCATTAAAACTTATATTTCTGAGGAGGAATAATTTATGAATTTCAAAGCATTATTTAAGGCAGTAGGAGAGATCATTAAGGATCATGCTCCGGAGATTTGTGCTGTTGCAGGCACTGGGCTGATGATTGGCGGTGCTGTATTGGCTGCCAAGGGAACTCTCGCAATTGACGAGGTTCTGGACGAGCATAAGGAAAATATGGAAAAGATCAATAAGGGCGTTGAGGATGACTTGGTAAGCAAGGATGGCGTACATTATCGTGATCTGGCTGCACAGGATAAATCTCTGACTTGGAAGAAGACTATTCTGGGCTTCACCAAGGCTTATGGTCCGGCTTTGGCTTGTGAGATTGGCGGTGCACTGTTGGTATTCAGCGGATTCAAGTGTCTGAGAAAGAGAAACCTCGCTCTGGCTGGTGCACTGACGTCTGTTACAGAGGCGTTTAACAAGTATCGCTCTCGTGTTATTGCTGAAGAGGGTAAACTGACTGATATTTACTACAGAACTGGCAAGAAGGCAAACGAGGAAAAGACAGAATGCTATACATCTGAAAATGGCGATAAGGTTGTGCCCGTAATGGATGACGACTGCGATCCTAACGAGTTTGGTGTATATTCTTATTGCTTCGATGAGGAAAATAGTCCAAAAAACTTCAGTAAAAAGCGGTCTGATAATCTGTTCTTCGTCACATGCCAGGAGAAATGGTGTAACGCACAGCTGGAAGAGTACGGATATTTGTTTCTGAATGAGGCTCTTCGCGCGCTTGGCATGCCTGAGGTCGAGATTGGACAGGATGTGGGCTGGATTTTCGACAAGAATAACGACTATAAGATCGACTTTGGTATCGCTGAGTTTATCAAAGAACATGCTGAGCACTTGGATGACGAAAACGATTCTGCATTCTGGCTTGAAATGAACTGCGACGGCTATATTCGTGACAAGATTTGGAAGGCGAGTCGTGAAGCGAGAAAGGCTGGTAAGAAGTAATGTTCAGTTATATAATGCATACGTCCGACGACGTGCTCGAAAATTTGTCAACACATAAAAATGTGGAGGGTAGGGTTCCAGAGGCTGACCCTACTCGTGCGCATTTGGAGATGGATTCAGATCCAGTCATAGAGCACGAAAACGTTGATATGGACCGGCTATACGATGATCTCACAAAAGAGACAAAAGCCAGTACATGTGTTTAAGGAAATATGCATCGCGCGAGGAAACTAATTTTATATTTTGGAGGTTTTATTGATATGTATAAGATCTATGAATTTCTTAAAGAACCATGTGATGATAAATCGGAGTGTTTAGTGGCTGATATGGAAACCGAAGAATCGGCCTATAAACGTATGCTTGCTTGTTTTACTATACGCAATGATTCCGGTAAGAAGTATTACAGCTTTGCCGACAATGCGGTTCATGCTGATATTATCCGTGCAAAACTATGGTCTAATATCGAAAGGTCTAAAAAGGGGTTGGTTTTATATACGGTATACGCATTTGATAAAATCGGCGAGACCATTCATGTATATCCGATGCGTGTCTTCACTGATTATCTCGATGCTTTGGACGAGGCTCTGAAATTTGGCTCATTTTGTAATGGCTGGATATTCGTGGTTGATACTAGCATATATGATGCACTTATAAACTACTCAAATCATAATGCAGACAATGGCCGGAGAGGTTGGAATAATCATAAAGTGCTATCGGCCGAAGACCAAAATATCATCAAAACGGAAGAAAACTACTACTACCCCGACGGGACACTTTACAGGACAGAAATTAAAAAGTATTATGATTCTGGTGACATGGACAAAGAGGACATTGGCGGTAGGAAGCGCAATAAGAAAAATGGAGCCTTTGAAAATGGAAAACAGAGGCAAGTAAAGATGAAATCTAAACGTTATGTTATTGATGATACTGAGAGGTGCTATAAATGCGGAAGGCTTTTCCATGCTAGACCCGAGCCATTTGGAAACCAGTTTTGTAGCACTTGTTTGGCAAATCATCATAAGGAGGGATAATATGCTGGGTCTTAATTTTATCGGGACGATGAGTAGTGATTGTACTGAGACGCGCGATATTACTACGTATATTACTATGGATCATCCTTATACAGTTAAAGAATTTGTCGAAGCGCATCTTCGACAGTTTTCTAACAGTTGGGGTTATATTCAATTGTACAAACAAGGAGAAATCTGGGGAGATAATATCGTGAAATGCGAATACGAGAACGGTCATCTAAAGACAACGCTTCCAGAAAAATACATGGATCGAGAAGTTTATATGGCCGAAATCGTGAATGTCGTTCCGTCTATGGATATTATTCTGACTCTACAGACTAAAGGTTACGAGAGTTGGAATATGACAAGCAAAAACGGAGGTAAATAAAGATGAATCCTGAGTATTATATTTACTCTTGGCAGGCTGGGGCATTCAGATCTGACGAACTCAGTAAGAGTATTAAAGGATATTCTTGCCGAGATACAGCCGAGAGAATTGCGAAGTTTCGTTTTGAAGGCACGCATGATCGGATTCGGTACTGTGTTGCCCTTACTGACGTTGAGGCATTCGTTGAAATGACACGACAGAATATGCCGAATACGTATTATGGTACTGACGATGCTGAAAAGTGCCATAAATGCGAACGGTTTTTATCTGCGAGACTCGACAAGTTTGAAAACCAGTTTTGCGAAGCTTGTTTATCGAATCGGTACATTAGTGATGGAATTGCATGTCAGGCTGATCATTGTGGTATAAGCGAATGGAGAAATCCGAGTGAAAAGAAACGCGGTTTGTTTTTCGGCAAATATTTTATAAATTATTACAACACCGATGGAAATGTGTATCGCGTAGATAATTTTTCTATGAAACATCCTTACACTACTAAAGAATTCATCGAGTACATGCTTGCCCAGTTCCCATATGGGTGGGGGTATATTATGCTGCATGAACACGGAGAAAAATTGGTAGACGATGCGGTTAAATGCGAACATGTTAACGGCCATCTAAAGACATCGCTTCCGAAAAAATATATGAATCGAGAAGTTTATATGGCTGAAGCATGGGTGACTTTTCCACGAATGGACATTTCAATATCTCTACAGAGTAAAGGCTTTGAAAGTTGGAACGTGAAAGGAAACAAAGAAGGAGGTACATTAAAATGAACATGACAGCCATTTATTCATTTATTGGAGGTGTTGTGGTCGGCGGACTAGTGTCACTTTTTGTGGCGGATAAGATCCTGAGAGCTGATTACGACAAAAAATGCGAGGAGGAGCAGGCCGCGATCAAGCGGTATTACGAGACCAAGGCTGATATTTCTGCTAAAAAAGAGGAAGAAAAGCCGAAAACTGAGCCGTTTATGGATATTTTGACGGTTGAAAAGCCTGAGGAACCGAAAATCTCTGGTAAAACACAGTATTCGAGCTATGCAACCAAGCCGATTGACACTGATAGCCAGGAATTTAAGGATCTCATGAAGGAAGTTGACGGTTATACTTCAGAATCTTACCGAGAAGCGCGGCTAAATGCTGAACTTGGACCGTTTGTACTGCCCGAAAAGGACTTCAGAGCTGGAAATTACCCGGTTGACTACGGTGAAGAAGGCCTTACATACTACGACGAGGAGAATGCACTATACAATGCGGACGGAGAGCAGCTTTATGACGGCTATGACTTGGTCGGACACTGCCTTGATGACTTCTGTGAACCAGACGAAGAGGGAAAATTGCCATCGGAAATGTTCGTTCGGAATGATCGAGAGCGAATGATTTATATTTTGACCAGGGAGTGAGGCTGAATGGGTATTTTTAATTGCTGTGAATGCGGTAAATTAGTGAAAGATGGCGTAAGCGGCGCACAATTGAGCTTATGTCTTGGATCTGTTAGACTCGCTCACAAGAATTAATGCCATTATTGCGGTGCGAAAGTATTAAAACAGATAGTCAATGCCATGTACGGAGCGAATTTGCCAGTAACAGTTTTGAAGAAGGAGTAATGCTTATGAGAAGCTATGGAGATGTTTACTGCGAGCGATGCCAAAAACGGCTCACTAAATCCGAAGATATTCTAAAACCTAGGTTTATTCGTGGTGAAAAGGGAACCGTTGCCGTATTATTCTGTGAAAAATGCAGAAAAATATTCGATGAAAGGAGTGAAAAAGAGAATGATGACATATTTGGGATGGTTAATAAGTGAAATTCATGGCGAAGAATACACATTTTTGCTGAAAAAGTTGTCAGAAATCGACTTTTATTGGTCTGATCGTATTCCAATTGACGAAAATCGGGCTAAAGATGGGCTTGCACTGCGCGATGAGTATGATATTTTGGCCGTTTCGGAGGGTTGGGAGGACCGAAAATCGGGATATTCTGACGAAAATCGGATCGAAAAACCGTGTTCTGTACTCGAAATGATGATCGCAATGTCCCAAAGAATTGAGAATGACACCATGTCTGACGGTATTATGGACCGTTCTGTAGAGTGGTTTTGGGTAATGATCGGCAATCTAAACCTTGATTTTTTGACCGATTTGGCCATGTCTTACGACGGAATGTGCTATGCTGAGATGGTAATTTTGAGGTGGCTAGACCGTCAGTTTGGGCCTGATGGGAGGGGTTCTCCGTACCCGACAAGACGTTTTGGAAAGCAGTATGAGGACCTAAGAAACACTGATATTTACACTAGTTTTCAGTGGTATTTAAATGAAAATTGGGGCGATCTATCTGAGTGAAAAACAGGCTAAAAAGTGTGACAAAAAGTGTGACAAAATTTACATTTTTCGAAATCGTGATTTTTGTGATATTACGAAAAGCATAATTTTACTCAAAAATGGGCTAAAAACGGCAAAAATAGCCAAAAAGTGTGACAAATGTGACAAAATAAAAACGGTTTGTCACACTTTTGTCACACCCAAAAAGTCCAAAAAAGCCCGAAATTGCGTGGTTTTTTTCTTTGTGTGACAAAGTGACACTTTTTTTGTTGTTTTTTTATATATAAAATTAAAATATATGAGAAACGACATCACACAATTTTGTCACACTTTTGAATACATTCATAAATGACCCAAAATACACGGAAAGGAGGGGTTGGCAATAACGCATGAAGCAATATGTAAAACCGTGTATTTCTGAGACCAAAAACGGAACAATCGAGGTCCATCCAGAGTTCCAAGCCAATGGCAAAGATTTCATGACCAAAGGTAACCGGTTTTATGCTGTGCTAGACCCGAAGACGAATTTCTGGATCACCGATGAATCAGAGGCAATAGACCTGGTCGACGAGCAATTATATTCTTTCGCAAGAGAAATGTTCGTAGAGATGGATGACGGACGTCTAGTCAACGATATTGGCAAGCCAGTTAGGATTCTGTCTGTCAATAACTATCAGACGAAAAAACTGAAAGAGTGGAAGGAGTTTCTTAGCAAAGTAGCTCCCAATCACAATTACCATCCACTCGATTCAGACATCACGCCAATCGACGCAGAAGTAAAACCGTCGCAGTATAGATCAAAACGGCTATTATATCCTATAGCTAAAGGAACCACCAATGCATACGAGAAGTTTATGTCAACCTGTTATAGCGCAGAGGAGAGGCAAAAGATCGAATGGGCAATCGGTTCTATATTTACAGGTGAGTCAAAGCATATTCAAAAGTTCATCGTATTATACGGAGCACCTGGTACCGGTAAGTCAACAGTGATGAATCTGATTCAAGATCTGTTCGAGGGATATTGGACAGCTTTTGATGTTAATGCACTCGTATCAAGAAACAATCAATTTGCAACTGCAGCATTTAAGGACAACCCTCTCGTTGCAATTCACCACGATTGCGACATGAGTAAGATTCAGGACAACAGCGTCTTCAACTCGCTCGTCTCGCACGAAACTATATACATTAATGAAAAAGGCAAACCCCAGTATCCGATGAGAATAAGCTCATTTATATTCTTAGGGACAAACGAGATTGTCGATGTTCCCGATACCAAGCGAGGAATTGTTCGGCGAATGATCGACGTCTATCCAACAGGCAGAACTTTGCCAAAAGAGGAGTATGATATTTGTGTCGAGAACATGAGATTTGAACTAGGGGCAATTGCATATCACTGTATTCAGGTATTCGAGTCCATGGGCAAGAACTATTACAATTCGTATAGTCCAACACAGATGATCAACAAGTCGAACATACTTCGCAATTTTATATTTGACAAGTATGATGAGTTTGTTCGAACGGATCCAATTAGCAGAGATATGGCCTACGACTGGTATCGAGATTACTTCGAGAAATCGGGTCTTGGGTATGCTCCTAAACGAATTATATTTGGCGAACAGCTCAGAGAGTACTTTGACTCATACAAAGATCGAGCTAGGCTGGATGGCAAACTGATCCGTCATGTATACAGCGGATTTAAGCGAAGCTTGTTTGCTGACGATATTGTTGAGTTTGATAGCAGCCAGTTGTTCAAGGTCGAAGAAGAACCAGAGGCTGATATTCCAGAATGGTTACAGTTCGAAGATCCAAAGAATGGCAAATGTAAGCTTGATGATATTTTGGCAGAGTATCCAGCTCAGTATGCCACGGATCAAGGCGGTCCAAAGAATAAATGGCCTAAGGTCAAGACAAAACTGCGAAATCTAGATCAATCAAAACTGCATTACGTAAAAGTTCCAGTGAATTTGATTGTTCTGGATTTCGATATCAAAGTGGATGGGAAGAAATCTCTGGATGCTAATTTGGAGGCAGCAAGCAAATTTCCAGAGACATACGCTGAGGTTAGTCAATCTGGTTCTGCGATTCATCTGCATTACTGGTATGACGGTGATCCAACTGAACTCAGCCGAGTATATGATCTAGACGTGGAGGTAAAGGTATACACTGGTGATGCGAGTCTTAGACGACGTTTGACCAAGTGCAATGATCGAGAGATTGCTCATATTTCCAGTGGACTCCCTTTGAAAGGAGATGGAAAGAAGAAAATGCTCGATTTTAAAGTTGTTGAGAATGAGAGAATGCTTCGTTGCATGATCAAGAAGAATCTCAACAAGGAATACCATGGCTATACAAAGCCGTCTATGGATTATATTTTCAAGCTGACGGAAGATGCTTACAACGCCGGAAAGAAATACGACATCACAGACATGCGACCGGCTATCATGGAGTTTGCTGTAAATAGCACGAACAATAGTCAATACTGCTTGAAGCTGATGAATAAGATGCATTGGAAGAGTGATGAGCCAAGTGATTATATTTCTTCGCCAGAGGAAGATAAGATCGTATTCTTCGATGTCGAGGTATTCCCGAACGTGTTCATTTGTTGCTGGAAGTATCAGGGATCATCAGAAGTCATACGCATGATCAATCCGAAGCCGATCGAGATCGAGGAGCTATGTAAGAAAAAGCTGGTCGGTTTTAACAATCGGAAATACGACAATCATATTCTTTACGCATGGATGCAAGGATATTCTAACAAACAGCTGTTCAGATTGTCTCAGCGAATCATCGCTAACTCTTTGAATTCTTCGTTCGTCGAGGCTTATAACCTAAGTTATGCAGATATTTACGATTTCAGTTCAAAGAAGCAGAGCCAAAAGAAATGGGAGATCGAGCTAGGCATTCATCATATGGAAAACTCATATCCATGGGATCAGCCTCTGCCTAAGGAACATTGGAACGAGGTAGCAGATTACTGTTGCAATGATGTGGATGCAGCCGAGGCAACGTTCGATGCATGCAAACAGGATTTTATCGCTCGAGAGGTTCTAGCCGATTTGAGCGGATTGAGTGTAAATCATTCTACAAGACAGCATTGTACAAAAATTATATTTGGCAATGATAAGAATCCGACGCTTGTCTATACAGATCTCAGCAAAGAATTTCCTGGATACGAATTCAAGAATGGCAAGAGTTTATATTTGGGAGAGGATCCGTCTGAGGGTGGTTATGTATATGCTGAACCTGGCATATATTTTAGAGCTGGACTACTCGATGTGGAATCGCTACATCCGCATTCTATCATCGCTCTGAATCTGTTTGGCGAATACACGTGGAGATACAAAGATATTTTGGAAGCTCGTCTTGCTATCAAACACCATGATATTGAGAAAGCTCGAGGAATGCTTGGCGGTGTACTAGCCAAGTATCTGGAAAGCGAAGAACAGGCTGATAAACTGGCTAAGGCCCTGAAGATCATCATCAACTCTATCTACGGCTATACCTGTGCTAAATTTGCAAATCCGTTTAAATCTCCGGAGAATGTAGATAACATCGTAGCTAAACGCGGTGCTCTGTTTATGATGACGTTGAAGAAGAAGCTTCAGGATATGGGCATTCAGGTTATCCATGTCAAGACGGATTCAATTAAGATTCCGAATATTACAAAGGAGATTATTGAATTTGTAAATGACTTCGGTCACAAATACGGTTATAACTTCGATCATGAAGCCACATACGAGAAAATCTGTTTGGTGAACAAATCGACTTATATTGCTCGGTATGACGGCGGGAAGCATGACGGAGAATGGACAGCAACTGGCAAACAGTTCCAGGTTCCGTATGTATTTAAGACATTGTTCACTCATGAAGATGTTGTATTTGACGATCTCTGTGAAACGTTTGAAACCAAAACGGCATTCTATCTTGATCGATCTGAGAATCAGCCTGAGGGTTATCACGATTATAAATTCGTCGGAAAGGTCGGTAGATTCTGTCCGGTTCGCCCAGGAACTGGCGGTGGTTTCCTCATGCGAGATAAAGGAGAGACTTACATTAAACAGAAAGCCGCGTATGACAAGTGTGGCGGCGTGAATGAAAAGGGTAAGCCATTAAAGGTTCCTAGCAAGTACGCGCTCGCTACTGGCACAGATGGATATTTGTGGAGAGAAGCAGAACAGGTAAAGTCGATGCACCTGGAGAAAGACATCGATATTCGCTATTACGCAAAGTTGGCTGACGACGCAGTCATGGCCATATCACAATTCGGAGATTTCGATGCATTTGCGAATGCCGAAGCTCCATTCTAAGATTAAAGGAGATTATATTTATGAACGCACTGAGTAACATTTCGATCGAGAACGCACACATCATCTTCCGGAACTTCTCTGGCGAAGAGAGTAAGTTCAATAAGAAAGGCAGCAGAAACTTCGGTGTTGTGCTCGACGTTGATCTTGCCGCAATGATGAAGAAAGACGGCTGGAACGTAAAAGAGCTGCCGCTAAGAGAAGACGGCGACATTCCGACATACTGGCTGCCGGTAAGTGTTGCATTCGGACATATTCCTCCGAAGATCATGCTGGTAACATCAAATAGCATGGCTCCGCTCGATGAAACAACAGTCAATCAGCTGGATTATGCCGAAATTGCCAGCGTCGATATGATTGTCCGTCCGTATTGCTGGAAAGTAAACGGGGATAGCGGAGTCAAGGCATACTTAAAGACAATGTACGTTACGATTGTCGAAGACGAATTCGCAAGTAAGTATCAGAGAAATATGAGCAGCGAGGAAGTTCCGTTCTAATGGAATTATATTCTCATCAGGAGAACGCCTTGAAAAAGATGCATAACGGATGCATTCTGGTTGGAGGAGTGGGTAGCGGAAAATCCATAACTTCCCTAGCGTACTATTTCAACAAAGTTTGTGGTGGTAAAGATAAACGAATGGATCCCAAGAAAAAACGGGATCTGTATATTATCACCACAGCTCGGAAAAGAGATAGTCACGAATGGGAAGGCGATATGGCACATTTTCTACTATCTCCTGATCCAGCTGCTTCTCCTCACGGCGTAAAGGTCATAGTTGATTCTTGGAATAACATTGGCAAGTATGAGAACGTGGAGAATGCGTTCTTTATATTTGATGAACAGAGAGTGGTTGGTTATGGCGCCTGGTCTAAGTCGTTTATAAAGATTTCCAAGGCTAATCAATGGATATTATTAAGCGCAACTCCAGGTGATACATGGTCCGATTATATTCCAGTGTTCGTTGCTAATGGGTTCTATAAGAACAAGACACAGTTCACTCGCGAGCACATTATATTTGCACGCTTTGCTAAATATCCTAAGATCGATCGATATATCAACACTGATAAGCTATCAAGATTACGATCGTCGATTCTGGTTCCTATGAAGTTTGAGCGTGAAACAATTCCACATAAAACATTCATAACTGCTGGCAGAAACGAAGCAATGTATCAAGATTGTGTCCGAGGAATATGGGATCCGTTCAAGAATGAACCGTGCGTCAATGCGGCATCCGCTTGTTATGTATTGCGGAAAATTGTGAACACTGATCCGACTAGACGTACTATTATCCGTAAGCTAATGGCTGAGCATAAACGAGCAATTATATTTTACAATTTCACATATGAACTTGAAATCTTGCGAGAAATTATGAATGAAGCTCAGATCGACTACGGGGAATGGAACGGAGAAAAGCATCAGTCAGTTCCAGTGAGTGATCGATGGGCGTATCTGGTTCAGTATACAGCCGGCGCTGAAGGATGGAATTGTATTGACACTGACACGATTATATTCTACAGTCTAAACTATTCATACAAAATCATGACTCAAGCGGCTGGAAGAATCGATCGTTTGAATACTCCATTCAAGGATTTGTTCTATTACTACCTAGCGGCTCCTGGAATTGACCAGAACATTCGCCGGGCTTTGAATAACAAAAAGAAGTTCAACGAAGAGGATTTCTTCAACGAAGAGTTTGTCCCGTTTTAAAGCAAGGTGATTATATTTTGGCTCGCTACAGATTAGGCGGACGTGGCAGACGTCCAAGACACGAGATGGTTCGAATCATAGAACTAGATGAAATCTTTCCGTCATATCACGAGGCCGCCGATCGTATCAATGGCAATCGAGGATGTGTTTATCTTTGCTTGCAAGGAATGAGAGCATCCCATAAAGGTTACACATTCGAGTACGTGAAAGATCTTTACCCGATCTTTGATTGACAAAAGCAAGGGAGTTCGCGATATTTACACGGGCTCTTTTGTTTTGCCATGAAATGCAACAGAAATAGGCAGTATTTTGTTTCGCGCTTTTTACAACCCCTATAATGGAGAGGATAGGGAGAATATGCCATCTCTATTATCTTTAGCAAAGGAGGTGAAATGTAATGGTCGAGTCAAAATTCCAATCGAACCTGATTAAAGAGCTGAAGGAAAGATTTAAAGGATGCGAAGTAATCAAGAACGATGCGAATTATATTCAGGGCGTTCCAGATCTGATTGTTCTGTATGGTCCGCATTGGGCTATGCTAGAATGTAAAAAAACAGAAACAGCCAAACATCGCCCGAATCAAGACTATTATATTTCAAAGTACAGCGACATGTCATATGCCGCTTTTATTTTCCCAGAGAATAAGGAGGTAATTCTCAATGAAATGGAACAGGCATTCAAAACTTGAGGGATCTCATGCGTACCTTGGGGCGTCACAGCATAGCTGGCTAAATTATTCCGAAGATCAACTGATCGCTCGGTATCATAATTCTATGGCCAAGCTGATCGGAACGAGAAAACACAATTTGGCTAAAGAGCTAATTGAGCTAGGCGTTCCGCTTAAGAACACGCATACAACACTAAACATGTATGTCAATGACGCTCTTAAGTATCGTATGAGCCCAGAAACTGTATTATATTATTCAGATAACTGTTTCGGCACGGCCGATGCAATCTGTTACAATGAAAAGACCAGGTTCTTAAGAATCCACGATTTGAAGACCGGTGCTATACCGGCTCACATGGAACAGCTTGAGATTTACATGGCCTTATTCTGCTTGGAATACGACAAAAATCCAAAAGACGTTCAAGCCGAATTGCGTATTTATCAGAATGATGATATTTTGATACACGAACCGGTTCCTGAGCGGATTATGGATATAGAGAATAAAATTATCAAGTTTGACTCGGTTCTTGAACAATTAAAAATAAATCCTTAAGGAGGGGTGACACGTGACAGACGAAGAGATCATGCACCAGTGTGCGATCTATGACAATTATATTTCCGCGCTCGACGACGATCCGGATGTTATCGAGCACTATGGAACGCCTAGACACTCAGGTCGATATCCTTGGGGATCTGGTGACAACCCTTTTCAGCGAAGCAGAGACTTTATGTCGAATGTTACTGAACTGAAAGAAAAAGGTATGAGTGATCGTGAGATCTGGGAGTCGATAGGCTTATCGTCAACTCAATTCAGAGCAAAGAAATCATTGGCTGCGAACGAAATCAAAAAGTTCAATGTGATGTACGCGCAGAAACTGAAAGATAAGGGCATGTCCAATGTCGCAATTGCTAAAAGAATGGAGACTAACGAGTCTACTGTTCGCGGATGGCTTAAAGATTCAGGAAAGATCCGTAAAGATGAGCTTGGGACAACCATGGATATGCTTGAGGACCAGATCAAAAACAAAGGAATGATCGACGTCGGAGTGGGTGTTGAAAAACATCTAGGCATTTCTAAAGTCCGTTTGGACACAGCTGTTGCAGCGTTGGAGGAAAAAGGTTATACACGTCATAAGATTCAGGTTGCTAATGTATCAGGCAATGGAACTCAGAAGACAACTGTAACTGTTCTTGCTCCGCCTGATATAGAATGGAAATACGTCATCCAGAATAAAGACAAGATTCACAACATTGATGACGTAGCATCCACTGACGGCGGTTCTACGTATACGAAACTTCGTGCACCAGAACAGATCTCTGGAAAACGTGTTTATATTCGTTACGCAGAAGATGGCGGCGTAGACAAAGATGGTACGTTGGAGCTTAGACGGGGTGTAAAAGACCTTGACTTGGGCTCGTCATCGTATGCACAGGTTCGTGTAGCCGTTGATGGAAAATACTATATGAAGGGTATGGCATTCTATAGCGATTCAGTTCCAGAAGGATATGATATTGTCTACAATACAAACAAAAAGAGAGGAACGCCTGATGAAAAAGTGTATAAACCGCAATCTGACGATCCAATCAATCCTTTCGGTGTATCTATCAAACCCGGCGGACAGCGCGGTGCTTTGAACATTATGAACGAAGAGGGAGACTGGAACAAATGGTCTCGTTCTTTGGCCTCTCAGATGTTGGCAAAACAGCCCGTTGACTTGGCTAAGAAACAATTAAAGCTTACCAAGGACATCAAAGATAGTCAGTTCCAGGAGATTATGGAGCTCACTAATCCAATCGTTAAAAAACACGAGCTAAAACAGTTTGCTGATGCCTGTGACAAAGACGCTGTCGATCTTAAAGCCGCTGCAATGCCGAGGCAGGGTACTAAAGTTTTATTGCCATTTCCGTCAATGAAAGAGAATCAGATCTACGCTCCTACACTAGAAAACGGTGAAGAGGTCGTGCTGATTCGTTATCCGCATGGTGGTAAGTTTGAAATCCCCAGGTTAATTGTTAATAATAAAAATACCGAGGCTAAGAAGGTAATGGGAAATGCTATCGATGCTGTTGGTATTCACCCAAAAGTTGCCGAACAGTTGTCTGGCGCCGACTTCGACGGCGACACAGTCGTATGCATCCCAACCAAGGGACATAACATTAAGACTAAGAAGCCCCTTGAAGATTTGAAAAATTTCGATCCAAAACTAGAATATCCTGGGACCACAGAGAAATCTGCATGGAAGAAGGGTTCTCGTCGTGAACATATCGAAATGGGCATGGCTTCGAATCTAATTACAGACATGACATTGAAAGGAGCAACTGACGAAGAAATTGCTCGGGCGGTTCGTCATTCTATGGTCATTATCGATACCGGTAAGCATAATCTGGATTATAAACGCTCATATGAAGAGAACGGCATAGCAGCTCTTAAGAAAAAATACATGGGGCACACTGATCCTGAAACCGGGCGATACTCAACCTCGGTATCTACACTTCTTTCAAGAGCAAGTGGCCAGACACGAGTTGAGAAAAGAGATCCTACTGGCCGTTATGAAATTGATCCTGATACTGGCGAAAAAGTTTATGCGAAAGGCCGGTTAAAGTATAACAAGGAAACAGGAAAATCTGAATACACTCTTTGGAGCGAACCCTATGTCTCAAGAAAGACTGGCAAAATCGTGACCCCGACTACAACATCGACCCAGATGTTTGAAGCTAAAGACGCCCGGTCTTTAATGAGCGGGGGGTTTGGAAAAGGTCTTCCAATGGAAGAGGTCTATGCCGATTATGCGAATCACATGAAAGCTCTTGGGAACCGTGCTCGTAAAGAATACATTTCTGTAAAAGAACCCACCCTAAATAAAGAGGCCCGTTCTAAATATTCTGAAGAAGTGGAGTCTTTAAAAAAACAGCTTGACACAGCTAAAAAGAATGCCCCTCTTGAGAGACAAGCTCAATTAATTGCTTCTTCTATGGTCGAGTCTGCAAAACTGGCTAATCCGGACATGACCGATTCAGAAATTAAGAAATTAAAAGGCCTTAAAATTAAAGAGGCTCGTGAAGCAGTAGGCGCTTCTAAGTATCGTGTTAAGATAACAGATAAAGAATGGGAAGCCATTCAAGCTGGTGCGGTATCTAAGACTACACTTGAAGAGATTCTACAGAACGCAGATGAAGACAGAGTCGAGGAGCTAGCCATGCCTAAGGCTAAAGCTGGAATGACTCCAAGCAAGATTAGCCTAGCCAACACACTGCTATCCAATGGCTTCACATTAGCCGAAGTAGCTGATAGAGTAGGCGTGTCGGTATCTACGCTGACCAATAATAGCAGTGTAAAGGTGAAGGCAGGTGACAAAGCATGAGAGAAAGTATGATCACAACGGTTGACAATCCATTCAACCCGTTCGAACAGCCAGATGAATGGTATACATGGGACGTATCGCATGGCTATTACTCGCGTGAGCTGCTAGCACGCATTGCACGTGTATCAGATGACATGAGCGACAGTGACATTGAGCTCATCACGAGCCAAGCGATCGATGACATCATTCGACTTGATCTCACGAATCGTTATAGAAAGGTTTCAAGAGAATATTCTGAAGCCTGACCACCCCGGGGAGGGGTCGAAAAAACTACACCCCCTCCTATATAGAT